AATTGGAAAATTGGATGAATAATGGAGCAGATAAAAAGGAAAATTTACCTTGTGTAACTTCTACTTTCAAAAAATATATAGTCAAATTTAAAAAGAATTTAAATTTACTAACCACTAATATTACTTAAAATGAAGACATATAAAGAGATAAAAGAGGCAATAGAGGACATTTCCACAAAACTTAAATCCTTGTGGGAATCATACTATCACTCTAATACGACTAAAGAAGAAATGAAAAGACTCAAAATAGACATAGATCTTTTAAAGTTTCAATATAAAGAGGCACTTATTGCTCTATTTAAGAAAGTAATAAAAAACAAAGAAAAAATTCTTCTACTTTCTTATGATGCAGGAGGAGATTCCATAAATTCAGTTGCTTTTGGGTATACATTTGAGGAAATTCTTAAAAAACATAAAATAACATTAGATCCATCTGATGTTTTGGATTTTCTGGTGGAGAATGCTGGATTAGAAATTTATGAGGCGAGTGATGGTATTTATTTAGGAGAAAATGTTGATATATTTCTACAAAAAGGAAATCCTCTTACATTTAAAGTCAATAGAGTGCAACATATTGATTCTCAGAATACTACTAATGATGAGTTATATTTGGAAGATGAATACTAAAAAATTCTTAAAGTCTCTACTTAAAAAGAAAAAAGAAAAGCAAAAAGAATACAATAGCATTGAAAATGAATTTAATAATTTTGAAAAAGCTATTGGAATTTCTTTTCATGAGACACGTGAAAAAGTTCTATGGGAATATATGACCAAACATCTTCAATCTATAAAGGATATGGTTGAAACTCAAGAATCTTTTCCAGAAGATTTGGTGAATGAAAAGATAGGGGATACTATTTCCTACCTATTGATATTAAGAAAAATGTTAATTAAAAGAAAAGAACAATGAGAAAATTATTATTATTGGTAACTCTTATTATAGGAATAAGAGGTTACACTTATAGCCAAAACAGTAGGAAAGCAATCCCTACTTATTTTGCCCCTATCCATATTAATTATACAAAGAGTATATTGGATGTGGATTCAGAAGTAAAACAGTTAATTTATATTGCAGCTAATAGAATAGGTATTCTTAATTTGGGATTAAAATACCGTTTACCTGAAATTTATAGGGATATTCCTACAAAAAATATACTGCTAATATCTTCTCTTAATTACGAAGAGATGACTTCTTTAGGGGCATACGTATTTAAATTTAATCCCGAAGATAACTTAATGGTCTTTACCTCTACTTATTTAGTTTATAAGATACCAAATAAAGAAATTACTACTTCTGATACTAATTTTATTAAGTTAGTAGTAAGGGAACTTGCTGTTCTTGAGAAGAATTGGCTTACAGATGAATTCCCCGAATTAGACCAAATTATGGATGCAACAGTTACCTTGGAAGAATATGAATCTTTCTTTATGGTATATCATACTATTATTTTTTATATTAACGCCGAAACAAGATTAAAATTATGGGGAAGAATGGATTAATATCATATTTAAAGCATGAAGAGAGTGACTTGGTAATAGATTACTTGGTTCCCGAAGGAAAGTATTATAATGACCTTAAAAAGTCAATAAGAGATGAGTCTGTGCAGACTCTTATAGATTATACTTTCTTACATAATGCTTTAAATCTAACGAGAATATTTAACTTCATTACAAAAGGAGATGGAACTATATCAGAAGAAGATATTGATTTTATTTACAATTTTTGTAAAAAGAATCAAAATATTGGTAATAAAACACGAAACGAATTATTTATAAAGAAACTAATAAGTTATACTTCTTATAGCCCTAATAGTAATTTAGGGAAATATTTAGTATCCTCTTTATTTACCTTAAATAATTTAAGGCTTTTAAATGTTTTAACTTCTAATAAACTTCTGACATTCTTGAAAAAGGCATTAATCAGTCCTTTATATAATTCTCCTTTAACTAATGAAGATATAATTGTCTTACAAATGTTTAATTTATGTGTAAATATAGGGATTGTTCATAATAAAAGTGCTATTGAGCAAGCTTTTAATAAGAAAAATCCTTTTTTAAAAATTGAGGGAGAAACTGTGACTGATGATACTAAGAAAATTATGCAAAGTAATATAAAAAGAATAACAGATAAACAAGAACTACTGAGATATGATCTTCTGTTTATTCCTTTTTATAACGAGAATATTAAGCAAGTTATTAACCTAACTTTAAATAGAAGAGAAAATGAAAATGATTAGAACGAAAGGGTTTACGAATGTAAAATTTGTAAAAAAGAGAAATAGTCTTCTTTATAAGTTTTTTAAGGAGCTTTATCCTAACAATACAGTTATAATAATAGGGGATGTAAATAAGCCCTTAGTAGTTATTGAAATAGAAAAAGGAGTATATATACGTCCAAAAGGATATGTAAAAAACTTTACATTCTATTTCTCTGATGCTGAGTTCAATGGAAATATATTAGAGGAGCAGAAAATCAGTCATAAACTTACTGAAGAAGAAAAGAACTTATTAAAGGCTATTATTGAAAAACATAATATTCCTTTATATTACATTGGATTAAAAGTAAACAATACTTTGTTAAAATTATCTAATTGGAGAGATATTGAAGGGAAAAAGCATCCGTCTTTTAGTACTGGTTTCCCTAAATTTTATCTTACCAAAGACCATGTAGAAAGCATCTACAACTTTTTAAATAAAGAATTTCCTTCACTTTCTAAAAATATTAGTATAAAATGAAAACAAACGAAAAAATAAAAGTTATAGATAATATCTTAATAACTTTTCATTTGGAGGATATTACTCCCAAGAAAGCCATTCTCAAGTCTATGATGACAAAAGAAATTGCAGAAATACATTTCAAAAAATGGGTGCCAAAAAGAGTAGTAATTAAATCTCATGAGGGAGAAATAGTTGAGAATTTTAGAATATTTTTTTGGGAAAGAAAGGAAATAAAGCTTAAATTTAAGGACTTTAAAGTAGCGTATGAATTCTTTCATTAAAACAATTAAATACATAGATACTCAAGAAGAAGCCCTTAAAGTAAGAAAAATTCTTACTAATGAAGCTGAATTGGAATTTGATATTGAAACCACAGGATTAGACCCTTACAGTAATGAGATATTACTCTTCCAATTATCAGATGATAACACTGCTTATGTGTTTAAAGGAGAATTTATTTCTCTATTTAAAGAAATATTGGAGAATAAATTATTATTAATTCATAATGCTTTATTCGAACTTTCATTCCTCTATGTCCATAATATTTTCCCTGAAAAGATTTATGATACCTTTTTAGTTGAACAAGTAATCTTTTCGGGATATAGACATAAAAAATTCTCTTTAAAGAATTTAGTGAGATATTATTTGGACATAGATTTGGATAAAACAGTCAGATTATCCTTTTTAAATTATAGAGGGACTATTACTAAAGCTCAAATAGAATATGCAGCTATTGACGTAATGTACCTCAAGAAGATTAAAGAAAAACAACAGGAAAGAATCTATAATTTTGACTTATCCAGAGCAGTAGATTTAGAGAATGAGTTTGTAAAGACTCTTGCCTATATCTCTATTTCAGGAATGAAAGTAGATAAAGATAAATGGATTAATAAAACTAAAAAGGCAGAAGAGAAACTTAATGGAATCATTAATGATATAAAAAAGTTAATCTTCACAGAGGATAAGTATTCCTTTATGAGGGATAATCAACTTTCTTTATTTGAAGAAGAACATAATCTAATTATAAACTTGGATAGTAATAAAGATATTGCTAAAGTTTGTAAAGCGTTACAATTGGATATTACCAGTTTAGATGATCCTACTAAAGAATCAGTAGGGGATGATGTTCTTTCTCAATATAAAGAAGAACCTTTTATATCTCTTCTATTGGAATACAGAAAGTATAAAAAAGACGTAAGTACTTATGGTTATGCCTTTTTAGACCATATTCATCCAATAACAGGACGGATTCATACTTCTTACAAACAAATGGTAACTTCTGGAAGGACTGTTTCAAGCTCCCCTAACCTAAATAATATTCCAAGTGATAAAGAAACCAGAGAATGTTTCGTTGCAGAAGAAGGAAATGTTTATATAAATGCGGATTATTCTGACCAAGAGGGAAGACTGTTTGCTAATTATTCTGGGGAGAAGAACTTAATTTCTTTTTATTTAGGGGATTTTGCAGATGGACATTCTTACGTAGCAAAACTATGTTTTCCAGAAGAACTGAAGGATATAGCTATGGAAGATGTAAAAAGTAAACGTCCTGATTTAAGAGCTGCGGCTAAAACCGCTCGTTTTGCTATTTATTATGGAGGAGTTGGAGCTACAATAAGTAAAAATTTAAGAATCCCTATAACTGAAGGAGAAGCCATTTATTCTGCTTATTTAAAAGCTTTTCCTGCATTAGCTGCTTATTTTAAAAGAATAAAGAACTATACAGCAAAAAAGGGATATATTTTGATGTCTCCAGTAACTCGTCGTAAGATGTTTAATCCTGAGTTAAAATATCTAAATCCAAATAGTTATGAGTATCAAGATTTCTTAAAAAAATCATTAAACTATCCTATTCAAGGAAGTGCTGCTGAAATGTCTAAAATAGCACTAATAAAATTATTTAAGTATATTAAACAGAGAGAATTACTCTCTATTGTGAAAATAGTAGGATTTGTTTATGATGAAGTAATTGTGGAATGTCCACAAGAATTAGCAGAAGAATTTTCTGCAAAAGTAAAGGAATGTATGGAAACTGCTGCAGATTTATTCTGTAAGTATGTTCCTATTCCTGTAGAACCAGAAATAGCCCCTTATTGGAAACATTAAATTGTTAAAATTATGACAAAAAGAGAAAAAGAACAAAAGGTAGCATTTGAGAAATGGAAAGAACATAAATGTTTTGGGACCGTTGAAGGAGCCACAGGTTTTGGCAAGACCAGAATTGGAGTGATGGCAGCAGCATATTATGCCAAAAAGTATAACTACAACTTTTCCATACTTATAGTTGTTCCTGATACTAATCTTAGGGATAATGAGTGGAAAAAAGAATTTATTAAGTGGGGAGAGGAAGAAGTATGGAATAAGTGTGTAGAAATACAATGTATTCAAACAGTCTATAAGTGGAAAGATAGAAAGTGGGATTTGGTTATAGCTGATGAAATACATGATATGATTCCTCCAATAGATAAGACTGATTATAAATATGGTAGATTCTTTTATAACAATCGTTATAGAGGTCTATTAGGATTATCAGGTAGTATTGGGGAGAAACAAAAGAAAATGCTGAAATACATTGCTCCAGTGGTTTATTCATTACACACTGAAGAAGCTAAAGAGAAAGCCTTCGTATCAGATTTCATTATCTATTGTGTTGGAGTAAATTTAACAGAGGGAGAAAGACAGGAGTATGATAAACTTACTTCGCAAATAGAAAGAAGAAAGAAATGGAATCTGATTACTCAAAGAGTAGAAATTCTTTACAAATCAAAGAACAAACAAAAAGTTGCCAAAAACCTTGCTAAAAAGCTTAAAGGTAGAGGAGTGATTTTCAACATGAGAAACGAAATAAGTTCTCAGTTATCTAAAGTTATTAAAGATAGCGTAGAATATCACTCTGGAATTCCTAAAAAACAGAGGGAAGTTAATTTAGAAGAGTTTAGGAAGGGAAATTTTAGGGTATTAGTAACTACCAAAGCTATAAATCAAGGAGCAAATCTTCCTAAGATGAAGTGGGGAATAATCGTTGCAGGAACTTCTAAAGAGAAGGACACAATTCAACGATTAGGAAGGATAATTAGAAAGGAAGGTGATAATAAAAAGGCTATTTTGGTTAGATTATACTGTAAAGACACAGTAGAAGAACTCCATTTACGGTCCAGCTTAAACAAATTTAAATCAGTAAAATACGCTACCTACGAGGAATTTATAAAATTATTAAAAAATGACAGCCTCTGAATTACTGGACTCTTTTAATAATCTTCTTAAAGTTTATTCAAAAGAAGAAGCTGTAAGAATAATTAATCAGGAAAATAATACTAATTTTGCAGTATCTGATTTCTTACTTGCTTCGGAAATTGAAGATATTTTAATGGAAGATTTTGAAAAAGAGTCACGAATCATTAATTATTATAACACAAATTATTAAAATGAAGTACAGAGAATTAATTAGTCTTTCAGACAAAAAGAAAGACACACGCAAAATTGAACAAGCAGTAGAAGATGCACAAGCTAATGTAGAAAAGCAATTATTCGAATTGAGAGACATATTGAGAATGGCAACTCGTCAATACGAAAATTCTTTAGGAGCAATTCCTTTAGATACTGAAATTGTTTTGTCTTACAGAGAACAAATAAAAGACCTTCAAAGTAAAATTGAAGATTTGGAAGAATTAAAATCTGAATTATTTTAGTAGATATGTTGAACAGAGTAATTTCTATCAATCCTCATCAACTATGGGAGGATTCAGAAATAACTGCTGATATGTATCTATTTTTATTACATTTAAAGGAAGTGTCAGATTCAGAGGGAGAAATTACTGCTCTCTCTTTTCTTCAAGTATTTCCAACAGAATACATTGATTATTTAGTGGAAAATGATTATATAATGAATCAGAACGGAGAGTTCATTTTAAAGCCTAAAGGATTTGATTTATTTCATACTACTGATAGTATCTGGTATGAATTTATGTCTATCTTTCCTCACAAAGTTCCAAGTGGAACAGGGGGGTTTAGACCTTTAAGAGCTCTCGATCCTGATGCTAAATCTAATCAAAAAGCTAAAAAGAAGTATCTCTCTATTGTTAAAAATAATTTAAAGTTGCATGAGCATATAATGAAGGTTCTTTCATTAGAAATATCTTATAGAAAGAATCATAATCAAATGATGTTTATGCACAATTTGGAAACTTGGCTTAATCAAAGAGATTGGGAAAAATTCGAATACCTATTAGAAGAAGAAAATTATGATGATGTAAACCACAGTGATTATGGAGAAAAGCTCATATAATAAACAAAAAGACTATAAGGGACTTCCCTATAAAAGTATCTCTGATGTTGCGAAGGAAACTTTTACATACATAAAACAGAGAAAAAATAGAGAAATCAAGTCTCTTAAAACTCCTTGGAAGAAATTTAATAAAGCTTCTATGGGGGGAATAGAGTGGAACACTATTATTACCATTGCAGGTATGTCTGGTTCAGGAAAGACTGCAATGATTAATCAATTAGAAACTTCCCTTATAGATTTAAATCCAGACCAAAAATTTGGAATATTATCGTTTAACTTTGAAATGTTAGCAAGAAATCTTGTAGGGAGAAAAGTTTCAAATAGAGTTAAAAAAACTACTCAGGAGATTTATAGTGCTTCGGATAAGGAACTTACTGATGAAGATTTACTACGTATAAGACAAGAGCTTAAAAGAATATCTCAATATGATATTCATTATATAGACATTCCAGGAACTGTAGAACAAATTAGGAAGTCTATATTATCTTTTGCTCTTTCTCGAGGTAATAATTCAGTAGATTCCGAGTATGGGGTAGTAGTTACTTTAGACCACTCTTTATTAGTTTTAGGGGAGGGAGAAAGACAAACCCTTATAGATTTAATGAGCATGTTCAATAATCTAAAAAAATCTATCAAAGTTACATTTATCATTCTTTCTCAACTTAATAGGAATATTGAATCTTCCGAGAGAATTAAGGATCCACTAATGCACTATCCTAAAAAACAGGATATATTTGCAAGTGATGCTTTATATCAATTTTCGGATATTGTATTAGTATCTCATAATCCAAGAATGTTGGGAATACGCTATTATGGACCTCAAAAAATAGATACTACGGGTAAAATCTTCCATCATTACTTAAAAATGAGAGAAGGAGAACCCTTTATTGCAGTTATGAAAGATAACTTAAAATATAATGAGGTATTAGATGCGTAATTATAACCAAGTTTATGCCATTTTAATGAACTACCCGAAAACAAGAGATGATGATTTTCTGCTTTATTGGATATTTATTAAGAATAAAGTAGATAAAAATATCTCTTTAAGGGATTCATTAGAACTTATGGCAAAAAAGAAGATTCCTTCTATACAGTCTATTTCCAGAATAAGACGAAAAATACAAGAAGAAGCAGCTAAAGAAGGGAAATTCTTCTTATGTGGAAATAGAAACAAAAAGAAGGAAAAAGAATTATTAATTAAAAAACAAATTAACAATGGCGAGATTGATCGGATTAGTTGGTGAACCTAACACTGGCAAATCTTATTCACGGATCTTCATTGAAGATACCGATAGTACGTTTGTACTAATGCCTTCTCGTAAGGCACATTATATTAAAGGAGCTAAACCTTTTGAAGTTAAAGATGGAAAACCTTCTGGAAACTTCTTTGTGTTAAATACTCCTGATATTACAAAAGTACAAACATATATTGAAAAGATTGCCAAACAATATCCAACTATTAAAACGCTTATTATTCCTGACTTTACTCATTATATCAGTAATGTATTGAGTAATAAGCAATTTATTGAAAGAAAAGCAGGAGGGGAAGCCTTTCAACGTTTTTGGGAACTTGCAGCAGATTTGCTCAATGCGTTCTTTAATACTATTGCTAAATTACGAGATGATTTAGTAATAGTTATGGAATTTCACAGTGAATTTGACGAATATCAAAATAAATTTCAGATATTTGTACCAGGAGGTAAGATGATAACAGAAAAGTTCAAAATAGACAGCTATTTTGATATTCTTCTTTATACTTACTGCATTCCTGATGATGATGTTCCAGAAGAAGAACGCTATAAATTTATTATCAAACGTACTACTATTGATGGTATTACTTACCCTGCAAGAAGTATGGGAATATTAAACGAGTACTCTGATGAAGAGAAAAAGTTTATTCCCAATAACTTACAGTTAGTTTTAAATGCAATTAAAACAAATGAACATTTAATTTAATAACCTAAAAACGTATAGAATATGTCAAACTTTTCAACAAAAGGCTATGAAGCCAAAGATTTCGGAGATTCTAAATACATTTCTCCAGGAATAGTAGTTGCTCGAATAAAAGAGATAACTTACGGAGAGTCTTCTAAAAAGAAAACCCCTTACTTGGAAATTCATTTTGAAGAAATGGATGAAAAAACAAAGAAACCTACAGGAAAAGAAGGAACTACTGTATGGTATCTTTCGGAAAAAGCTTGGGAGCCTGATAAAGGAACAGGAACCAAGTGGAGAGTTGCTTATTTGGCAGATAAATTAGGGGTGAGAAGTGCTTTAGATAAAGTAACTGAAACCGCTTCTTCTGCTGAAGAGTTTGTCCAAGGAATTAATAAAGTATTTAAAGGAAAAGTAGGGAGATTTGTTTTCTCAGGAGAGGAAATAGCTCCATCAGACCCCTCTAAATCTTCTTGGATAAAAGCTTCTTTAAGAAACTATAAGTTTGTTGAACCTGTAAATCAAAATCCTTCTACTTTAACTTTTGATGAAACAAAAGATATAAAGAGATTGCCTGTTCAACCTAATGACAACCCTAACTTAACTAATGCAGGGTTAGAAGAAGATCCTTTTGAAACTTCTGCAGAAACAGAAGATGACTTATGGTAAACTAAATTAAAATGAATTTTTCTACCAAAAATACTATCACTTATAGTGTAGAAGAAATTATGAATACTATAGGACAGAAACAGATTTTTGACTATTACCTGGATGTCAAAAATCCGTTTCGTCCTTTTTTATCTCCTTTAAGAAAAGATAGGTCTCCATCTTGTTGTTTAAGATGGTATGATGACTTATTACTTTTCACTGATTTTGGTACTGGGAAGAAACTTAATGCTCTTGGATTTGTAAAAGAATTGTACCAGCTTTCTACTGAGGAAGCTATTAGAAAAATATGTTATGACTTTAACTTATCTTCTTCAGATATTAAAGTCCTACCTAAGAAAAAATCATCTTCAGTAGTCCATTCCAAAAACACTCAAAAAGATAAATTAGTTCTCCGTACCCATAGGATACCTTGGACAAAAGAAGGGTTGGAGTATTTCCAACAATATGGAATTACTCTAAAAACTCTTAAAAGATTTAATGTCCATCAAATAGATTATTATTTCACTCCCTATGGGGCAAATAAAGTATCTTTTGGATTTGAGTATTTCTTTTCTTTTGATAAAAGAAAAATTCTTCAACCAAAAGATATTAATAATAAATGGAGAACAAACTTATCTTTGAGAGATTTAGAAGGAGAAACTCTCATTCCTACATCAGGGGAAACTTTAATCATTACTAAATCTTATAAAGATGTAATGACTTTATGGGAGTTAGGAGAATACTATGCAGTAGCTCCTCCTTCAGAAAACAATCTTATGAACTCTCTTAAATATCACTATGAAGCTCTTAAAGCAAGGTTCACTAATATCATTATCCTTTTAGACAATGATGAAGCAGGAAGAACATTTGCCAATATCGCCTCTACTACGTATAATCTTCCTACATTGTTTATAAAGGAAGCCAAAGATATTAGTGACCTTGTTAAATTAAAAGGAAAATCTTATGCAAAACACTTTATTAAAAGTAGTTTTGGAGAGCTATAAAGACTGTATTTTTATTCCAGAAAACACTCCTTCAGGAAAAAATAACCGAATATGTGCAGGAAAATTTCTTATAGATGCTCCTGCTGTTAAAGCATATAAGGGAATTACTGCTCCTATATGGAGTAATACTGAAATAAAAGCAGCCTTTAAAAAAATGCTTCCCAAAACTAAACCTTATTTTATCGGATTTCATTTTATAAAATCCACCAAACATAAATTTGATTTTATTAATCCATTACAAACAGTTCAAGATCTTATGGTTAAGTATGAATGGATTGAAGATGATAATACGACTATTATGTTTCCAGTACCATTATCAATAAATGGAGAATATTTTTCAATAGATAAAACAAATCCAGGTGTAATTATTAAACCAATTAAAAATTATGAAAAGAATCATTAATGTATTTTCTCCACTAATCGGGGGAACCACAAAAGTAGAAACAAAAGCAAAAACATGGGAAGAATTAAAAGCTGAACTTATTGATAAAGGAATCATGAATCAAAATCATACTGCATTCCTTAGAGAAGACAAAGTATCTTTAAACAACAGAGATGATTATCCTTTGCCTGTAGCAAAAGGTGTGGATGTAAACGGTAATCCTAATGGAACAGATTGTTCTATAGTATTATCAGTATCTAAAACCGAAGCAGGAACTGATGTTGAAACAGAAGAGGGGGAAATCCCTCTTCTTTCTGTTTCAATGGCTGAGTTATATAGTATTTTTTCAGATATAAAAAATAATATTAGACTTTGCCTTTTGAAAAAGAGGAATATACCCACAAATGAGTTCTATTATAGTGGTGTTCGACTTATTCCTAAAATAAAACTTAATTCTAAATGGGATAGCACAAGATCTATCCTTAGAACTCAATATTCTGAATTTTCTAATCTTATTTAGACTATGGAAAACATGATTGTGAAAGAAACGGATAAGTATACATTATCCACTAATAAAAGATTACATACTATTTTCTTTTTCTTAAAAACTTCTCTTGGTATTTTTCCTGATATTTCCCTTGATCTCAAGGACATTGAAATCCCTATAAAAGAAGAAAAAAAAGTTTTTTTAGACAAATATTATTCCCGATTTAAAACCCGTATAGAAGATGCTGAAAAAAATGAAACAATAAAGTCATTAAAACTTACTTTTCTAAATTATGTGGTAGAAAATTGGAATAACTTTCTAATCGATGACTATCAAAATACATGGTTCTTGTATGAAAATATAACTTTACAAACTGAATCGGGATTATATTATGATTTAGGGGATATATTAGTAAGATTCCAATGTACTCATGAAGGAGAAATAAGCCCAAAAAGAATAGCTATTACTAAATTTTATAAAGGAATGTCAACGTATGCTCATCCTCATGTGGGTTCCAGGTTTTGTTTAGGTCCTTATTTTTCAGACAAAGGTCTTGAACAATTTATGAATTTTAGAGGGTTTTTGGAATGGGAATCTTCTTCAGGAGTTCCCTATAAATCAGCTATAGATCTTTATGAATCTCCTGAGAATTCTGATCAGTTAAAAAGTACAGTCAGACGAGAAGTAAAGAAAGTAATGGATAGATTTTTAGGTGATCCCACTGTTACTAAAATTCCTTTTACTAAACTACGTGATTACCTACATAAAAGAATTAATGAACTTTCATACAAGGATAAATATATTACATTGTCTGATACTACCTACTATCCTGATAGAACAATAATTCCAGGAGTATATTTTTTAAAAACTCTTACTTACGATTCAGTGGGAAAAAAAGAAGAAATTGTTATTTCAGATAACTTAATTAAATCTTGTTTAGCAGGATCATTAACTTATAAAATTATATGAAAAAAGTAGCAAACACCACTCCCCAATTAGAATTGAGGGAACTTAAAGGAGCTAAAATATCTGTAATTATTTCAGATAAAGTAGCACGAATGATTAATATTTTACACCGTCATATAGGTTCAACAGAATGGTCAGGTATTATTAGTTATTCTATTAATACCAAAGATATATCCGAAATTGTTTCTAAAGGTGCCTCTATAAAAATATCTAATCTTTATCTAATGGATATAGGGACTTCTGCAAATACAGAGATAGAGATAGATAATATGGAAGAGTATCCCGAAGAGCTTACCAATGAGTTGTTCGAAGGTAATCTCCCTGGATTAATTCATACTCATCACGGGATGGATACTTTCTTCTCAGGAACAGATGAAAATGAGTTACGGAATAATACTCCAAATAATTTAATTTATCTTTCTGTAATAGTAAACTACTTAAATGGAGGAAAACCTATTGCAAGATTATGTTTTAATTCAGAAGAAGAAAGCACCCGCGTAGTTAAAATTAGAAAAGGGGGGAAATATCAAAAATTGGTTACACTGAAAAATTCAAAAAATATAATCAATTATGTAACCTGTGATGTTTTATATGAAAATGAAGAGGAGATAAAGAAGCAAATAGAGGATATTTTAGAAGAAAAACGCACCCCTAAATTACTTTTCGGATATTATTCTTGGAATAATCCCACTACTCCAACCAACTCACGAGTTAAAGGAACTACTACCAAAAGTACAACCTTAGCTTCTTCGGATGATTTTGTTCAAAAAATGTTCAATTTCTTTAATACTCTTTTACCTAAATCCTATAGGAAAAAGGATGTTAAAGTGACAAGAACTAATGCTTACACTTGCTTCTATAATAATTTTGGACATTTTTATGCTCCTTATTCTACTGTAAGGAAGGGAGCTTTAAAAGGAGAGACATTGAAAGAAGCTCTCAGTATTATTACTCCTGAAGAATATCTTGATATAAAAGAGTTCTTGGGTGACCATTCTTATGGTATTTATAATAACTTAAATGAGTTTTTAAAAGAATTAGAGTCTCAACCTGAATTAGCTGACGAATTTATAGATTTTTATGGGCAATTCGGGGAAGAAAATGAAATTGAAGTTCCTACATTAGAACTTTCTTTGGCAGAAGAATTAGAAGTTGTAGAACATTTCTTAGAATGTTTTGCTAAAGACCCCGTAAAAGCTGCTAAAGTAATTGACTATGATAAGCAAATTATCAAACCTTTAAAAAGAAATCAAATAAAACTAAAAAGAACAGAAGAAGATTTGATGAGAGGAATGATTCAATTTGAAGACTTATATGATGACGCTCCATTTGAAGTTTATAAGGAAGTTATTCTAAAACACTTGCCTCAAGTAAAAGAATTTATGGACAACTTAACCAAATTAGAAATATGGACAGAGAATTAATAAAAAAGAGAAGATATGTAGAAAGACAAAAGACAGCTCCTTGGTTACAAAATAAAGAAAAGAGAGTAACCATCACTCTTATTGGAGTAGGAACTATAGGAAGCTGGACAAGTCTTGCTCTCTCCCGAGCATTTTCAGGGAGAGAGAAACATAATATGGTGTTAATAGATAAAGACATTGTTGAAGATATAAATCTTGCAGGACAATGTTATTCTATTTATGACATCAGTAGAACTAAAGTAGCAGCAATGCAAAAAAGAATAAAAAAAGAAAGCCCTCTATGTGAAGTAAATATTATAGAGGATAACTATTCAGAAGACTATAAAATCATAAAAGAGGAAAACGATGTCTCTATCGTTATTGTAGGAACGGATTCTATGGAGAGTAGAAAACAAATTGTAGAGTCTCTAACTCCTGAAAGTTATGATTTAATAGTTGACGGTAGGTTATCTCCAGAAATAATGGAGGTAATCACTATAAGAAACGAAGAACAAAGAGCTTATTATTTGGAAAATTATATCTATTCCAAAGAAGAACTTGAAGAACCATTATGTTCTTTTAAATCTACTTCTCATACAGGAATGATGATAGGAGGTATCATTACTAATATAGTAACGAATTTTGTTACTAATGTAGATAATGATATTGAAATTACAACTATTCCTGAAAAATTAAATGTTAACTTTAAAACTATGGAGTATGACCTTAGATGAATTTTTTGAAGACTTAAAAAATACTAAAGAGGAAGATGTCGAAAAGAATACTTTTGACCTTTATAAGAAAGAGTTTCCTATTGAGTATTTTTGCACATCTTACACTATTCCTATTGATTTTATCAAGCTTCCTGTTTATAAATCAAGTGAATTAAAGTTTAAAGAAAAAGTAGTAATAGCAACAATTAAGGATGACGAACTTATGGAGTATGACAATCGTCCTACTACAATAACCTTTGGTAGTCATATTCATATTGAGGATTTAGCCGAATACTTGAAGCTTTATTACAGAGTATGGAATTTTAAGAAACTTCTACTTTCTTCTGAAACAGAGAAATTTAGAAAAATCAGATGGAGAAGAAAAATAAAATTACTAAATGAAGCAATAACTTGGCTTATACAATCAGCTCCAATATATTATTATTATGACCATTTTTACGAAAGGATTACTATTGGAGACATTGATGTAGTAACAATGTATCCATTAACTTTTCTACCCTCGAAGGAACTTGAACAATCTCATTTATCATGAAGCCTCTCTTAATAGACGCAGATTCTCTCATTTTTAGAACTACCAGATTTAAGGAACATGAGTACTATTTTGCAGTAAGGCATGTTATTAATCTTATTGAGGATATAGCAGAAGAGGTAAATCCTACGGGAGCTATTATCTTATGTATGTCTTCTCCAAAATCCTTTAGAAAGAAAGCTGTCAGCTCATATAAAGCTCAAAGAAAACCTCCCAAATTTCCCTTATTTAAAAAGATAAAAAAACACCTTTCTAATCAATCATTAATTATTCCTCAATTAGAAGCAGATGATTTAGTAGTTCTATTAAAGAAATATTTTTATCCTGAAGGTACTATATGTAGTATAGATAAAGATATACTATATGGTACCCCAGGAACTCATTTTAATTATCACCATAAACATTTTTCTTTTGTTACTACTACTAAAGAGGATGCTAAACAGTTCTACTATAAACAACTTCTTATGGGGGATAATAGTGATAATATTAAAGGGATTCCTCGGGTAGGAGAGAAAACTGCACAAAAACTGTTAAATACGTGGGAGTTTGAACAAAAGAACCCTTTAACAGAAATAGAGTTATTATATAAAGAAAAAGATATGTTAGATGATTTTAAGAATAATCAATTATTGCTTAAAATGATTGATTCTAAAGAAGAATTAGAATCAATAGGATTATCTTTATCTTTAATTGAAGAACATTTAAATCAATATTTATGGAAATAATTACCGAAAGAGGAGAAAAGATAAGTATAACAAAAATATCTTTTAGAGAACTTTCTTTAAATTCTCCTTCTGAATTGCAGGCTGTCACTATGAAATATAGTGACGAAATAACTCAAGTAGATTTAGGGGGGACTTTAATAAAAGTTAATTCAATTGTTTTAATAAAAGAAAGAGGAAAGTTTATTCCCTTTCATATTAATTATATAACTAAATTAGGAAAAGGAAAGTATTCTCTATTAGTAACTCGGTTAACTAATACTGCTAAATTTTTATCGCCTATTCATTTTACTAATGCTAAAACAATGTTATTTAAAAGTAATTTTATTAATGCTTATATAGGGATTAATAAACAAAATATTACAGGAACATTGTTTTATGTATATAGATATACAGGGGATATGCCAATGTACAATCTTGAAAAGTCTATTAAAGAAAGTGATTATTTTGTAGATAGTTTCCAAGTGGACAATTATCATGTTATTTATGAGATGAGAGTCCCCTTAAAATATGTTGCTATTTATGAAATATTTATGCAGGGAAAATATTCAAAATTTCCTGATTGGTATAAAGACCAATTAAAGAATTTTTATCTTCCCATCTTAAATACCTCTTGGAATAAAACTACTACTTACAAGATTCTATATAAGGATCCTACTTATCGAAAAAAATTAGAAGCAGAACTTGATGTGGATATTCCCTCAGATGCTGAGTTAGCAGATGCCATAACCGAAAAAGAATTTTTTAGTCATGAATTTTCAATCAATGATACAAAAACAATTTCATAGTTCATGGTACAAAGCTCTTACTCCTTTCTTAAATAGTTCTAAAATGAAAACTATTTTAAGCACAATAAAAGAAAGGAGTAAGGGGTTTAATGTTAAAGTATATCCTTCCTTTAATAATACTTTTAAAGCATTTAAATATCCTATGGATTCTATAAAGGTAGTTATTATAGGACAAGATCCTTACCATACGGAAGGAATGGCTACAGGACTTGCATTTGCAAACCCTAATTCCTATGGATATACTGAATTACAGCCGAGTCTCAAAAATATTATTAATGAGCTTGAATATGAATATGATGTTGTTATTTTAAACCCAGAAAGCGAATTATCGTCCTGGGCAACTCAAGGAGTGTTTTTATTTAATACAGCATTAACAGTTGAAAGGGCTTCCCCAGGAAGTCATTCTCTTTTGTGGAAACCTTTCACCTATGAAGTAATAAAATCTTTAGAGGAAAATATAAAGCCTATTTATTTACTTTTAGGGAAACATGCTGAAAACACAGTTCAACCTTTTAATATTCCTGATGAAAGGAAGGTTATTACTTCTCATCCCTCCCCTTTATCTGCTTATAGAGGATTTAAAGGAAGTGGAGTATTTAAGAAAGTAAATAAACGACTTGAGGAAAAAGGAATTCTTCCAATAAACTGGTTATCAATAATGAAATAATGGATAGAACATTTAATTCTATCCATTATTTTTTTTTAAAGCACCGAGCAGAATATTATTACTATTTTTCTAAGTAATTGTATGCCTCTCTAACATCTCTTAATACTTGAGAAGTAATTGGCAATGCTCTACCAGTCTTGATAAGAAGTTTGTTTTCACCTCTATTCTTCCCTGATTTATATACTTCCGTAGGATTAAACATCTGTACAATTACATCTTTATATTTCTTTAAAAGAGATGTAGTTGCTGCAGGAGTTGCTATAATATCAAGCATATCAAAGGATAAAAAGAAACTTAATTCCGAACCAGTTCTTCTAAATAAATAAGCAAGTAAATACAAAGTATCCTTATCATCATCATCAGGATTATCTTTTGCTAAATTAGCTAATATAGAAGAAGCTATATACATAAGAATTGCAATACCTAACTCAACCATAGTCTTTCTTATATTAGCTTTTTCTCCTTTGGTAAGCTCATCCCATTTAGTTTCTATATTAAGTTCCATTCCTATCAAATCTTGGAGAATTTTTCCTGTTACATATCTTGCCGTAGAGATATACATCCCCTCTCTATTAGTTTCTAATAACTCACTGTAAAACATTTGTCTTTCAGTTCTACTTAAAAATATGTTTTTTACTCCCCCTCTAAATCTTCGTTGAGCTGAAGGAACCAACCAACGTCTAAACATCATAACATGAGTTCCTAAGAAGGTTTTTCTAAAGAGAGATTTATTACTCTCAAAATAGTTACCATGAAGTTCTACACTTAACCCTTTAAATCTTTCAGCAATCTTAAATTCCAATTCCTTGGGAACCGTAACTCCTTCTATATAAGTAAGAGCACCTTTTTCATCCTTTGTGAATGCTTCTGCTAAAGGAATCCATTCCCCTGTGTTTTCATTATATACTTTTTCTTTATATAACAAAGCATATAATAACTCTAATTGAGCACCATATTCCGTAGCACTTGTAAAGAACATTAAAGAGTCTCTTTTAAAGAATTTTTTAAATAAGTTATCTTCCTTATATTTACTCTTTAACATGCTGAAGTTCTCAAATATATTAAACTTTTCAGCTACAAGATTTGGAATAGCTTCTGGAACTTCCTTCCCTAAATCTTTTAAAATACTACTTCCTCTGGTATTTATATACTTTTTAGCATTGAGAATATCATTAACAGAATAAAATTCTCCACCAATTCCCTCTATAAGGTTAGTAATTCTACTCATTAAGAAGTTCACACTTCCCGCTAATCCATTAACCCCTAACATAGTAGCACTCATAAACTTTAAGAGGTTGTTGTTTAGCTTATTTAGTTTAATCTTTTTCTGATTAGTAAGCGGGATTTCTCCAAAATCTTTTGTATATATATGATATAGTCGGGTTTCTATAACATCTATAAGCTTTTTATAATTATTAGATTCCTTTCCATCTTTTAGCTTTGTAGGATTACCTGAAACTGCATTAATTTGAGTAACTCCCCCTGTATTTCTTATTATCTCTCTGTCTTTATAAATTTCTTCTAACAAAGACATAGCATGTCCCAAAGTCAATGAATTAGTGTAATTTTCTATATTATATACCTCTAAAGGAATTATAGAAAATAAATCATAAGACCTATTAGCTTCATCCATTTTACCACGGAAATATAAAGGAATTTTTTTATGAACCTTTCCCGATTCATCTGTTAATACTTTTTTGTGTAATATTTTATCTAAAACTTTTCCTTCAGTTTTATTTCCAAGAGCTTCTTCAGGGGCTAATTCAGTCTCTTCCATTTTTGTATATCTGAATAAGTCCTTAACTTTTTCTCCAATACCCTTAAACAGTCCATTATCAGAAATAGCTTCTGCAAAAGACTTTTCTACAACAGGTAATTCATAAGTATAATGAGTAAGTTCCATCTCAGGAGTAGGATTTTCTTTTACAGCAACAACTTTTAGATTTCCATAAGCTCTACTTTTTTCTAAAGTTTCCATAAGAAAATTATGTAGAGCTTTTAACTCTTTGTTTTTCTTAATTTCTATCCATTGTGGATTTATATAGCTTTGTTTTGTAGCATAAAAAGCTTTAACTTCTGCTTTTGCTTCTTCTGGAGGTAGTTTCTTAATTCTATCATATAACTCTTTACGTTTCTTAGCAAAAGAAGATTTATATTTTCCTACTAAATACCCCGTAGGATTACCGTCTTTATCTTTTTCTAACAGATAGTCATACAAATCGGTAGTCTTTGAAACCCCTAATGATTCTTTAGCTTCTTTTATAAGAGCATTCATTCTTAATGTTTTCTCATCTACTGTTTGCTTAACATTAAAGTCTCTGTAATCAAATAGTTTAGTAACCACTTGAATAAGCTCTTCATTAGTTTCAGCAGCTCCTGACAGGAATAAAGATGCTGTCGAAAGTTCCGTTTCCGAAACTTCTAATAAATTCTTTAGATACTCTTTTTCTTTTTCTTTAATCTCAGGAAGAACTTCCTCCATTCTTACATTAATATATCTTATTTTTTCCGATTCGTATGCTTTTCCCAGTTCTTTAATAGCATTCTTTTCTCCTCCATATTGATTATGAAATTCCTTCTCAAACTCTTCTCTTACTTCATTTCTTATTTTAGTAAAAAAGGGAGCCATCATTTCTGCCAATAACTCTTTACTATAAATCTTAATTTTAGAAGTAACTTCCTTATAAAGAATTTGAGACTCTTTTACTTTTTTCTTAAGCTCTTCTAACTTAGGAATTTCATCCTCATTTATATGTTGATACTCAATAATACGATTATCAATATCTTCAATAAGGTTAAAAGCATTTATATAAGTAAGAGCTTTAGCTAAGAAAGAAATATCTTCTTGTTTCAACCCTTCTTTATATTTATCTAATCTTTTTAATATCTTTCCAGCTTTCTCTAATGCTTGATCTACATATAAATCTAAACTTGATAAGGTATCAAGAACTTCCATTTTCTTTAATAAGGAAGTCATAGTATCTACCAGAATTTGGTTATTAGGATCATTAGCATATTTCTCCTTTAAAATAGTAAATCTCTCCTTAATATCTACAATTTCTTTCTCAAAAGTTTTAGTAATATCGCTTTTCTGTTTACGAGTTATTTCATATTTCCACTCAGATAAATCTAAATCATATTTTTTAGGGGAGAGAGTCATTCTTAATAAACGGTCAATAGTTGAAACATCTTTCTTGAGAATATCTCTAAAAAGACTTTTTATTTTTTCCCATAATCTTTTTATTAAAGAAGTATTCTGAATTTGTTCAGTTCCTTTTTCCCCAAGAATTGTAGCCAATACCTCTTTAACAAAGTGCATTAAATTATCTCCTTCCAATAGTTCAGGATATTGTTCGGAAACTCTCTCTACTACTTCTGGATATTTAGAAAGAGCTTCCTCGTATGCCTGTAACAGTAATTCTTTATCATCTATAAGATCTAAGATAATATGAGCAATTTCGTGTAATGCTGTATCAGCCCTTAATAGTTTGGGGTTTAAAACTATTACGGGTCTTACTCCATCTCCTTCTGCCTTAGCTATAAGCTGTCCAGAATCCTCAATAGTTTCATCCAAAATAATTTCCACCCCTAATTGCTCTGCAATAGTAGCTACCTTTCTATCTACTTTTTTATTAATAGCTTCTTCTTGCTCTTCTTTGGTAGCTTTTTGTTTATAGATAGGACTCTTGTTTTTAGATAAATCAAAAGGATTTACATACTTATTCTCTATCTTAACCATTATATGTCCTATAGAAGTCTTTTCCAATTCAACTTCATATTCAGGGAATATACGTAAAATATCATTTATAAGAGCTTGTGTGTTTATAGAGGGCTTAAAAGTAGCAAAGTTTCCATCTGCTCCATATTTTTTAAAAATATTCGTTAAACGTTCTCTCTTGGCTTCTTTATCATTTCTTGCTTCTAAATTTTCTTTATAAGATTGATATAAAGCAAGCTCATTATTTGTAGGTAATATTTTATAGACCTGTCCTTCATCTCTTACTACTGCTTGAATAGTCTCCCCTACAAATGAATCTACAGCTTTATCTTTTGTTTTTAAGAATACTATAGGAGCTGAGTTTGCTTTATTGTCAAAAACTCTATTAATATATTCACTTTCAACTATTCTTAATCTATCCCCTAAAGGCAACTTTGCATCTAAATAATTAACATTATCGGAAAATAAAAAGGCAGGATAGATATTTTCCCCATATAACAAGGCATTTGATAAAGAAGAGGTGAACCATAATCCGTTTACATTATGAACTTTATGAGGAATTCCTGCATTAAGTTTAATAGTATCGAAAGTGTTATTGGTACCATGATAAAATAAAAGAGGTTCCCCCTCTGGGCTTTTTAAAGTTTCTAAGGCAGAATTATTATACTTACTATGAATAAGTGCTCTTAATTTTACAGTATTCTCTATAGTCTCTACTCCAGGAAGTAATCTTAGCTGATGGAATAAAACACTTTGTTTCGTCATAGATGAATCCTTATATAAAGGAGAATATCCCATTATTGAGAATACTTTCTTTGCAGTCTTTTCTCCTACCAATTCTTTTAGTTCATTAAACTTATCAATATTATCTGTAGGATTATAATTCTCATCAGCATTCAAGTTATTGAACTCAGTATCAATTAGTTCTGAGGTTAAATAAAGAGGTTTTTTCTTAAAAAACTGTTTTAACTTTTTGGCATAAATAGCTTTAATAGCTTCTGGATTAGCATCATAATAGTTCTTTAAGAATACCCAAGCATCATGAGAATCTTTAAATACTTTATCAAATATAACATATCCTCCAGAAGGAGTTCTATCAGCATCAATTATGATTTTAGTAATAATATCCTGCTTAAAGTTATCTATATTATCTTCTCTGATAAATAGATTAATAAAATCCTTTTGATTAAAATCATTAACAGAAGATGGAAATTCATCTGTATCATTAGCTGTTTGCCATACTCCAATTAATCCTGCTGCCATATCAGGAGTAATACCGAAAGTGGAAGCTAATGCTTTTACTTCTGGAAGATTTTTATTTACACATTTCATATAAGTATAATTAACAAGTTAATATTTGTTTTTTCATTTCTTCAGAAAGACTATTAAAGGTAGCTTCAGTATATCCTTTTTCAAGGACTTTATTTTTTTCTTCTTGAGAAAGATTTTCAAAGATAATAGTTTCTTCAGAATTACTTTCTAAATTTCCTTGCAAAAAAGACATTCCTTTAGATAATTCCTCTTCTTCTGATGTAAAAGAAGGCATTCCAGAATCAAATGAAGGAATATCTGTATCAAATGTTTCTGGTGAACTAAACTTCTGTTCTATATCCTCTAACTCTGTAGGGTTAGGGGTGTCGAAAGTTTCCTTTATATCTTCTTTAAATTCAGTAGAAGCTTCTTCGTCTTGTTCTACTTTATCAATAATTTCAGTATTTAAATCATCTATGTTTTCAGAAGAAGAAACTTCTTCCTTATTTTCTACATTCTCTATAGGGGATTTAATAGTACTTAAGCTTACTCTATCCTCATACAATACTTCTTCAACAGCGGGTAATTTAAAGTCTAAGAGAGTTAGTGCGTCTGTAAGAGTCTCAACTCTTTTCTTATAAGGTTTAATAATTCTATCATTATTCCCTAATCTCACCCCACTCTTAATTAAATCATTTATGGTAACTTCTTTTGCCACTTCAAAGTCTGGGTTTTTTGTAGAAATAGATTTTTTATCCTCTATTTCTAAATTATAGTCTCTAAGGATAAGATTGTTATATTTATTAACAACCCCTAAAGGTTGAGTAGGAGCATAAATATATCCTCTTGGAGATAATACTTCTACCTGTCCAGGATGAAGTTCTTGTGTTTCGTGAACATTTCCTACCAATTTTAATAGAACCGTTCTTTCTATTCCATTTATAGTTTTAGTAGTAGTTAAGTATTTCGGAGCAACGGGGTATTTAAATCCAGGTAAATTTATTTTATTACCCTCCATAACAGAATCATGAATATAGATATGTCCTGTGGATAAAGTCTTTAACTTATTAGCTTTAACTTTCTGGATAACTCCAGGAATATGAGCTAAATGTCTTACTAATTGGTCTTTTAATACCTCATTATATTCTCCTGAACGAACCTCTTCCAAGAAAGTAGCGAAAGATTTACTTCTTAACCCTAACTTGTGCATAATATCTTCAGGAATATAAGAAGCTAAATTGTTGGCTCCACCTCCAACTCCATAAGTATATAGAGCTACTATTCCCAAATAATAGGCAAAATCTTTAGTCTCATCGTTTCTTGCCATATTTCTCCAATCTTTCTTAATATTAGCTATTTCAGCTTCTGTCCTTTGAATAAACTTCATTCTTGGAATTCCTGTTCTATAAACATCTGTAGATAAAGTTAAGTTATTTATAAGAACATATCCATCATCTTCTTCCGTAAGAGTATTCTGTAATTCCGTTAATTGTTTTCCTATACTATTATCCCCAACAATTAAAGAGGTAACAGCTTCATCTGACCAACCAAGTTCCTTACGAAGTTTAGTTATATAGAAAGCATTAAGAATCTCATTATCAATTCTACCGATAGTTCCTTCTTTTGTTATAGAGTCTCCAATATCTTTATATAAATCCTCTAATAGTTCTATACCTTTCTGTGAAAGAATGAATCTCTGACTACTCAATATAGATAAGGTAGTATTATAAGTGTTTTTAGCAAAACTCTTTAAGAAAGTTAAGTTATTCTTTATTCTATCTATATTTCCCGTAATATCCTTTCCTAAAGTAAATAGATTGGATATTAACTCACGAGTATTTTTCTTGGCACCATCAACATCTACTCTAAGGAAATTACTAAAAGGAACAAGCATATTTACTTCCTTCATAGTTTCAGTATAAATGGTATCTGCTAAGAAATCCACTATATTCTGATACTTAGGGTTTCCTTCGTTATTTAGAATAAACTCAGCTTTCTCAATGTTGGTCATTTCTCCTAAATTAATCCCCTCTTCTTTCATAGTTGCTTGAGATTGCTCTGTTAATTCTACAGGTTTAGCTCTTTCATAGGAGGTATTTACTACTTGTTTCCAGCTATTTTTTGCTTTAATAGTTTGTTGTAATCTTTTATTCTTTAATACAGCAATAGGTAAGATAGAAGGGGCTCCTTCTCCTATAAGATAATATACAAAGCTTTGTACTTCAGGAGTAACTTTAGCTTTACCTATATAGTTATCTTTTGCTGCATCTACAAAGGCATTCATAAAAGCAGAAAGAACATCTGTTATATACATAGTTCTATAAGGAACCAATTTATAAGTTCCCTCGGAAGTCTTTTCTACCTTATATTCTTTAGTATAAAATCTATCTTTAGAGAAATTGGCAGAAAAGAATTCTAAGAATTGAGAGTAAATAAGCTTTGCTTGTGCAACAGCTGTCATACCTACTCCTGCTTTAGAATCCATAAATTCCTTTCTAATAACAGCTTGTTCCACTGTTGAGAATCTTAAATAGTTAGGAACTTGTGTATCTTTCTCATATAAAGTGTAAATATTATCTTTTAAGAATGAAGTATCCACAGATGATACTAAATCAAGATAATATTCAGGAGTAGTAAGTCTTCCTAAATATAACTGCAATCGTCTATTAGAAAGAGCTTCTTTTGTATTTTGAGCAAATATATCCCAAGTAGCAAAAGTTTCTAAATCAGGGATTACTCCTTCTTCTATAAGCTCTTTTACTGCTATTTCTTCTAACTGCTTACTTACTTTGGAGTTAAGTTCTTTCTCTAATTTTCGCTTTAACTGTATTAATCTCTCTTGCTCTTGAATATCTGAAATTATATCTAAAATATTCAATGCTTTATTTATTTCTAAGAGACTTCTTTCTTTAATCTTAAAAGCTTCAAAGAAATCTTCTTCGTCCAAAGAATTTAATTTATCTCTAACTTCTTGTGAAAGAGCAGCAGCTTTATAAACTTCTTCAGAGATTTCTTCTTTTAATTTAATAATCTCTTCGCTATTCTCTAAAGAACTCATTTTTTCTTTAAATTCAGGAAGGAGCTTCCACTCATTCTCCATCATTAGATTATATCTCTTCTCAAGTTCTTCTTCTTTATCAGAGAATTCTACAGGTTTAAGAATATTGCTTTCTGAATCCCATCTTAAAGTAGGCATTAAAGTGAACATCTTATCAATATCGTAATCCGAACCTGTTTGTACGGCTATTTCTGAGTAAGCAACAATACTATTTCCAACCTCTTTAGGAAGTATTCCTACTATCTCTAATGGTTGGTTAAAAGATAACTTCTGGTTAGGAATACGATACCCTAATAGTCTTAAAGAGTCTTGATCTATTCTTTCGTTCAACCATTTAGCAAATTCTTCTTTTGACAGCTTTTTCTTTTGACTATGATACCCTGGAATTCTATCTACAAAGCTTTCGGAAATTAATATCTGACCATAGGTAACTTTTTGGTTTCCTTCTTCGTCAGTTATTACTTGTGGAGGTTCCAACAAATTTCTATCTTTTAACCATACTACTCCTCCTTGAGTTTCTTTTGATAAATCAGCATAGGTATTATCAGGACTATAAGAGTCTTCTTCAAAGAATTCTGGAGATACTTGAATTAAGCTATTCCCCCCTTCTTTAAATCTTATAGCAGCTTTTCTTATCTTCGCAAAAATCTTATACTCAACTTGTTTTATAAGGGAACCAAAAGCATCTAAAGGTTGTTTAGTTTTAATAAGTTCTCTAATGGTAGGAGAATCATCGTTATTATTAAACATTGAACTTAACCCTTCATAGAACTTACTTTTCTTTATTATATCTAATCCCAGATACTTTTGTAATCCAAGAGTATAAGAAACTTTTTTAGAATTTCTATTTGATAATTCGTTATCTATTCTATTTAATTCATTTAGATATTCTTTAGGAGATAAGGTCTTATCTTTTACTTTTATAGGGTGTTCTAAGTTAGCAAGTAAATTACGTCTTACTTGTACACCAAGAGTAACCTCATCTTTACTGTGATAAGGATTCTCTTGTTGAAGTTTCCAATAACGGTTAGATAGTTCTATATTGTTAAGAGTTTTTCCTGATAATAAATATTCGTCAGGTGAATTAAATGTATTGATATTAAAGGAAGCTGCTTTAGAACCATCCAATACTACTAATTCATCGGTTCCACTCTTTTCCATTAGTTTCAAGTATTTAGCTCCTTTAGAGTTATTTACAAATTGTGGAAATAGAGGAAACTGTGAATACTTTATATAAACAGGAATAAGTTCATCATTATGACGTAATACTTCATAATGCTGTCCTTTTAAAGAATGAAGGGGTAAATGGTTTAATAAAGTTCGTAAATCATCTTCAGAAGCTTTACCTTTAACTGCTCTTTGGTATGCTTCTTCCAAAGTATCACTCCAACCATATAATCCGATAGCAATTTCTTTCCATCTTTTTGGAGTAATAACTCCTTGAGCATCTGCCTTATTTACACGTTCATATTCAGAAATAGTTTCATCTATAAGGACATCTACGTCAGATAAAGATTTTCCTGTGACTTTCTTATAAGCATCTTTAAGAGCTTTAGAATTAGACAGCAAAAATTCCCTTACCTCAGAAAAAGATTCTTCTTCAGTGCTAATATTATATTTATCTTTTATATAGGATAAGATTTCTTCATTTTTAGAAAGAGTATCAAAAAAATCAACTAACTGTCTTTCTTTAAGAAACTCTAAAGTTTCTTTAACTTCAGAAGTCTCTTTAAATTTATTAGTCATTAAAGCAAGATTGTACTTAGGTCTTACCTCTCCCCATTTTGTTTTATGAATACGTAAAAATTCCCCTGTTGCAGAAACCTCAGGGGTACGTTTCATAAAATTCTCAAAAGTTTTATAATACCCTAAATGTCCGTGGACTATTAAAGCTTGTGATAAATGTACTAAATGAAGAGCACTAAGGGTGGATAAAAGGAAATTCATCTCTTCCTTGGTTCCTACTTTAGGGACTTTCTTAAATTCATCTCCATAAGCATCATGTCCTTTATTTACAATATTCATAGGAATACCTTGAATATCATAATATCCATCTTCCCTAACTGCTACTAATCCTGCTTCTACTAATTTGTTAAGATTGTATTCTTTAATATTTTCTACTAATTTCGGAGCTAATGTTTCTTCTATATACTTTTCTATCTCACTATTATCCTGTATATTATCGAGTTTAGGTTTGCCTTTTAATTCCCCTTCTTGGTAAAATAAGTTGGAATCAGTAAGAAACTCTCCAAAAAATCCACTTGTAAAAGCACTTCCAACAGGCATTCCATTCTCATCTCTAAAGATTTTCTCTCCATTTTCTCCTAATTTATAATGATAATTAAGAACTAACTTTTCCTCTGGAAGTTTATTTTCTCCAAAAACATTTTCGTATGCTTTATTAACCAAGTTTAATTCATCTATTACAAGGTTAGTAACGAAACTCTCTAAAGATCTTTTTTTAGGAGTAACTATATTTCCTTTCATGTAATACATTCTGGATTTATCTGCCAGAGTTAAATAAGGATAAGCAGGATTAACCCCTCCGTTATACATAGTTAAACGAGAAATAATGTCATCTTCTAAAGTCATGTCTTTAGAAGAACTGTTTCTATTTTCATCACTACTCAATCCCAAAAAATAAAATAAGTAAGGTGAGTGAGATGTAAATATTTTAGACCTGAATCCAGCAGTCATCTTAGCATAAGCTCCTTTGATAGAAGTCATCATTTCATTAAAAAACTTATGTAAGAAGTCTGCATTATTATAAGGATAGTAAGTATTACCATCAAAGGAAGCATGAGACTCTTGAAAGGTAGCAGATAGTATTTGGCTATAAGTAGAAAAAACATCAAAAACTATTCTATTAGCAGATGCTTCTCCCGAAGCAAAATGAAAGAACTCAAAAGTATCTGTTAAAGGATAATAAGACTTTTTAAATTCATTACTTCCAGCTATATCAGCTGCTTCTTTTAACTTTTTAACTATATACCCTAAAATCTTTTCTGCTTTCTTCTTTGCATCTCTATTCTTTATATGTATATTTTTTTCTTCAGCCCTCAAAGCTTCTCTAAACTTAATCGTATTTACAGGAAGTCCTATATCGGTCAAAGTTTCTGAAATAAAGTCTGCCAATAAATCTATTCCATCTACAGGATGAGTATATCCAAGTTCTCTATAAAAATTATGTCCTATATGATTTATAGTATCTGCTGGATTTTTTATACCACGAGCATTGGCTTCTTTTCGGTATTCTTCTCTTAAAGCATCTAATTGCTTTCCAAACCCATCAATCCTTCTAATAATTTTATCTATCTTTTCATTTATAAAAGAAGTCGAATAATCTTTTTCTTTTCTTCTTTTAGTAAATTCTCTATTAAGAGCTTCTTTCCAAAAAGAACGAATGTTTTCAAGATTCTCTAACCGTTTGTCATGTTCAATCCTACTAAGTTTAAAGCTCTTTAAAACCATATCTCCAAAACGTTCAGTAAAAGAAATCTTCTTTAAACTTGTATATCGAACATAGGTTCTATTAAAAGTCCTAACAAATTGAGTCTTAAACTTTTCGGGGGTATTTTCATCCTCTAAAGTTTCTATGATATAATTCATAGGAGCAAAAGTAGCTTTAGTTTTAGATAAACGTCTAATCATTTCATCTAAAACATCCTCTTTTTCATCTACTTCTATTCCTGCTAAATTGTGTTCTATATAGTAAATAGTTTCATATAAAGGAACAAATGGTTTTATTAACCCGTTTCGGGTATGTCTATATTCCCGATTATCTGGAATTAAAGATAACCACAGCTTTATAAGGGCTCTCATTTTTTTATTAGGATCCACAGTAGCAGACTCTCTTACAGAATTACCTATTAACTTAGCTAATTGGTCTCCTTCTAATTCTTCCAGTTCAAAAAATTCATTCAACCGTTGTCTTATTAAAGCTTTAAATTCCTCTAAATTATTTTCTTGAAGAAGAGTTCTAATATCATTCAACCTCATAAAATATCGATCTCTGATAGCAGGAGAAAATATTTCTTCTCCTTTGTCTGCTTTTTCTCCATATTCCTTTAAAATAGAAATAGTTTCATCCTGAAGATTTATTAAATACTCTTCAATTTTATTATAATCAATGTCTATTTTATTTTCAAATAAATCTAATAGATTTTGAGGGGTAACATCAAGCATATATTCTATAACCGTATCCGATAATTGGATAAGCTCTTGAACAGAAAATCTTCTTTCTAATTCAGGATAAGTGTCCTCTATTGATGTTTTAATTCCTAATGAAATTCTTTGAGAAACTGAAAGATTTGATAGGTCTTCCTGTCCCAATATTTTTAGTCTAAAGTATCTTTTTCTTTCTTCCAGAGTTTGTAAAGATTCTAATTCTTGAATAACTTCTTTAACTTCTTCTAAACTATTAAGTTTATTTAAAGTCACCATCATCATTCCCTTACTCTCATAAAGGGATAATAACTTTCGTGCTTCTGGAGATGTTTTACTAATACAAAGTGCCATATTAACAATTAGATTTTAATAAGGTAGTTATAATATCTTTTATATCTTTTTCTTTAGTTGTAGAGCTTTCTTCAATAGAATCTTTAATGAAGTCTATTAATTCTTGTTTATTTTCCAGTCCTAAGTTATTTCTTAACATATCAAGGTCATCTGAACTTAATTTTTCTAAAGCAAGATTTACTAAAGAAGCAGTCTCATTTTCTGTTTGTAAAGAAGTATTTCCATTTGATTTTTTCATGATTTTTTCAGCTTCTTCTTTAACTGCTTTATCTGCTCTTAAAGATGCTTCTTCTTTCTTACTAATATCCAGTTTTCCTGAAACAGTTGGGGAAAAATATAAAGTATTCATATCAGTAGGAACTAAATAAGTTGTTAATAAATTATTATCCAAAAAAGCTTGAAAATATCTTTCTCCTAATTTTTTCTCATCCTCATTAAAGATATTCTCATTGATATGAAATATAATTTTTTCGTCTATTAAAAGCTCTTTAAACGCAGCAAATAAAGCTGATTTGTTTTTCCTTATTTGTTTATAGCTAATATCTACATTAGATCGACTAATTTTAATTTTATGATTCTTTTTATCTAACTGAATCCCTCCTTCTTTAGAAGAATAAACTAAAGCATGAAAAACTTTAGATAATAAGGCATCTTTTCCTCCCATCACATCCACAATATTTTTTATAGCTTTCAATTTTTCATTCTTCTCAATAGCATCATATAGTTGTCCCATTCGAGCTGTTTTTAAGTTTTCATTAGCCATCTCTGTTAATAGTCCAGCTAAAAAGATTTTTTCATCACTATTCATCTCTCTACGAGTAATAACATGATCAATAGTAGTTCCATTAGCAGTCGTTGTCCTTATATAAGGATTTGGTTTTCCTTTTTCAAAGATAATAATATCTTTAATATCATCATAATTTAATAGAGACAATATATCCTGTAAAGGAATATTATTAGCAGTATTTAATTTTATACTTCCCCTGCCTTTTTTTAGATTCTCATAAAAAACTTCTTTTTTCTCTTTTAAAGCTTGTAGTATCTTATATCTTTCTTCTTTAGCTGTTTCACTCAAAGATATAAATACTTTTGGAGTTTCTCTTATTTTCTCTCCCTTTTTTCCCATTATTTCAACAACTATAGGGGTTCCATCTTTCTTTTCAAAAACTGCTTGAATAGCTCCATTTTTTAATAATTCCTCGAAATTATCTTCTGTAACTTCGATTTCTTGAGAATATGTTTTATTATCTACAACTCTTACTCTTAATCTATAGTCATCCAAATTAGTAGTTTGTCTCTCTAAAAAGATGGTATTTACTATCTGTTGTATAGTAGGTTCTGAAGTTTCAAAAGAAGCACTTCTCCAAACTAATGGATTTCCTTCTGATTTATCATAAGTCCATACTCTTATTTCAGGAGTTTTTTCAGTCGGTTCTGAGGATTCAGGGGGAATAGAAGCTTCTCCTTGGTCATCAATAAACTCTTGTTCAGGGGAAGTTATATTTTCATTTGCAGGAGGAGGAGAAGTAGATTCTTCTTTTTCTTCTTTTCCCTCTTTTTTCTTTTTAGCTTCTATAATTTCTTTTGCTCCCTTACTTTCTCTTTCTTTTTTCTCTTGCTGTTCTTTTATTTCTTTTTCATCTTTATAAATATCAACAGTCCCATCAAATTCAAAAGGAATAAATCCTTCTTCTCCTAATACATTTTTAGTTTTATATCCCTTGTCAGTTACTTCTATAACTTTTGTTGGAATCCCGTCATTAACCTTTATAACCTGCCCTACATTTAAGTTTAACTTATTAGAAGTAGTTTCTTCTTCAGAAGAAAGACCTTCTTCTGTAGAATCTTTAGTTATAGGTTCTTCAACTTTAGAATCTTCAACTGCAGAAGTAATAGGGGTTTCTGTAGTAGTTTTCTTTTGGGTACTGCTTCCTTCTTTTTTATCAGATTGAACTTCTACAGGACGACTCTTTTTAATAACTTCTTTTATCTCTTTTTTATGTTTTTCTTCAAGAGCTTTCTTTAATAAATATTTCTTTTCCCCTTCTTTAGTTTTAGAGAAATTTAATTTTTTATCAGTATCTACTATTGATTTCTCTAAAGACTTCAATCTCTCAGAAATGTCCTTTGCTTTATTAAATATAGGTTCACGTTTTTTCTTTTGTAGCTCTAATCGTTTTTCTAATTTTTTTAATCTATCTTCTAATTTAGTCCTTTTTTCTATGCTCTTTTTATCTTTCTTCCCTTCATACTTTTTTATTTTTTCTTTTTCCTCTTTAAAAATTTCTTCAAACTTATTTAACTCTTCTTGTGCTTTATTTGCTTCTGCTTCGGCTTCTTCTTTCTTTCGAGAATAAACTGTACGTAAATTCTCTAATCCTTCTTTTTGTAAAGAAAGATTAACAATCTCATCAGCATTTGCTCTATGACTATACTTTTCAAATTCTCTTTCTGCATCTAATAAAGATGATTTTAATTTCTGTAAATCTTCAATCGTCCCTAATTCTTCCTTCTGAGCATCACTTAATTTATCATATTCAGTAATGAAACTATCTATCTGGTCCATAAAAGACTGCATAGTTCCATTCTTCATATTTTTGGAAGCTATTTCAAAAATACGAGATTTAATATGTTGAGATTTAACTGCATTTCTTACGTCATCATCTTCAATTTTCTCAATAGTTTTAATTTTAGCTTCATCTACCAAAGATTTCTTTTTAAAGAATTCTTCTGTTAATTTTATAGCTTCTGCCTGTCCTTTTCTTTCTTCTTCTATATAGTTTTTATAAGCTTTACTATATTGACCACTCATTATTTTTGCAATAATTCGTTGAGGACCTCCCCCGAAGAATCCCATAAGTCCTTCTATTTGAGTGTCGTAGCTAAAAAAGTCATCTGCTAATCTTTTAAAGACATCAGTAGGTTTGCTTAATTCTTTCTCAAAAGCTTTTTTTGCAAATTCATTTGCTACAAGATTTCCTTCTTCAAATACATATTCTCCTTTCTCATCTTTAAATTTATTAAGCTCATTTATTATAGCATTATATTCAACCTCATGTTGCATCATTCCCTGCCCTACTTCTTCTCCATACTCTTTAACTCCCTCTAATAACATATTATCAGGAGACCAATTGAATTTAAATTTTCCATCTGCTTCCTTTTTAAATAATCCAGCAAATCCTACTCCAGTATCTTTAGTGGCTCTTCTTGTTCCAAAGTTCTTTACTTTATTAAGACCATGTAAAGAGAATATATCTGTAAGAAGATTTAACCTATTAAGAGCTATTACTTCATTATAAGTCTTATTTAATTCCGTTCTTAAATCTTCATTGGTAATAAGTCCTGCATTAACTAATGGAGTTAATTTCTCTTTTACATTCTCCATAGACTCGTAAGCCATAACCTTTCCCTCCATATAATTTTGAATAAAACCTGAAGGAATAGAATTTCCCAAGTCTGCTGCTATTTTAGTATTAACAAACTCTGTAAGCATATTACCATATTTTTCCATTTTCATGGCTTTAGCCACATTAGCTGTTCCTCGAGCAACTCCTTTAGCAAGTTGAGCTGCTCTTGTAAACTTACTTATTGTTCCTACTCCACGAGTAATAGCTCCTCCAGGAAGACCAAATTCAACAGCACTTTGAACTACTCCTTCCCATAGTTCTGCTACAGAAAAATCATCTGGTTTAGCTTTATATATAGGAAAAGCTTCTCGAGTAGATTCTTGAACTGATTTAGTGATTTCAGTAAGCCAGTTGGTTTCTAAATTATCTATTTCTTCAAAATAAGAAGGAATATCTAATAACATAGCGGTATTACCGATAGCTCCTGCAACTCCATTTACAACTCCTCTAATAGTAGCATTAGTTAATTCCGAAATCTTTCCCTGCTCTATTGCCCTTTGATAGTCCAAAACATTCCTAACAGATTCATCTCCTGAGGTTAATTTAAATTGAGTAGGGTCTATTCCTGCATCATAATAGGATTGTAAATCCATCCCTATATCCTTCCCTGTAAAAATAGTTCCTTCGTCATATCGTTTGGGAAGAGTATTTATAGTCTTCTTATGACTAATCATAGACAACAACGGGTTATCTTCTGTTATAGGAAGTCCTGTTGTTGGATCTATTTTAGATTTCTGAAAATCGCTAATTTGAGTTTTGTTGGTTATAGCCATAGTTCTTAATTATTTTTATTCTGAAGTAAGGAGTCCTATTAACTTAAGTTTAGCTACATTATCTAAAGAGGTAGTATTATAAGGAGTATCAAGATGATTAAGATCAACTCCATATAACTGAATAAATTGTGTGGCAAGTTTAGTTTTCATGTCATCAAGAGTCTTTTGGGAATAGTGTTCTCTTTGACGGTCTAAAGTAGCATTTACTTGAGATTCCAAAGCTTTAAGCACCATTCCATTAGTTACTTTTGTAGAAACATTACTATCCGCTTTAATTATTAGAGATTCGTTATTATTCTCATCTACAACATAAGAAGCTTGCTGTAGTATTCCGTTTCGTATTTTCTTTCTGGTACTTTCTGGAAGTAATTGTAAAGCCTCCATCCGTGCTTCTTCTGATATTTCTGAATTTTGTAAAGCAAAAACAATATTTCCCATATTTGAAGATTCATTACTTCCTTCTTCAGTGGATATAACAATAGAAGCTATGGTTCCATTTTTAACAATCTCTTTTGCACTATTTATATCTCCTCCTGTTGCTATAGAAGTAAGCCTTTCAGGTACAGTAAGTCCTTTTTCTAACTCCACTTCTGGATTCACTTTTAATGTATAGGTGTGAGCCTTTGAATCATCTTCCTGAACTGTAAATTCAAATAAATTATGAGAAGGTATAAATTTAGCTCCAAAAGCATCTTTTAGTTTGAGTTTTAACTCATCGGGGTTCTCTATTTCTAAAGGCTCTCCATCCTTAGTTACATTAGTTAAGTCAAATACTTGTCCTATAGAAGCACTTCCTAATATTGTTTTAGTTTCGCTTAACATAGAAGGGTTGTCATATATAATAGCAGTCCCTACCTCCATACTTCCACTTTCTAACTCTTGATTTATTTCTTCTTCTAACTTAGAATAAGGGACTCCAGTTGTAGCAGCAAAAACTATATCTTCATCAAATTTTTCTGGGTGAGTAAGGATTTCATTACTGGTAACTTTTATTAGTCTTTCCAATTCTTTTTCTGGTATTTTTTTAGATAAGTAATCAAATCTTTCTAATACCTCTCTGGGAATAGAACCTCTAACAGACCAGAATGATACATTCTGAGTATTATTATAGTATCCTAACTCTTTTAACTTTTCGGCGAGTTCCTTTTCTTTTTTACCTTCTAAATATTTTCCAGTTAATTGAGCTGCTTCTTGAAATATAGGTTTATAGGTTTCTGTTTTTCTTTTAATTTCTTTTTTTGTAGTAACATCTATCCCGTATTTATCATATATCTTTCTTTTAACATTAATTTCTGCTTTATAGGCTAATGGGTCTCCTTTTTGTTTGCGTTCTTTCAAAGTTTCCCAATCCTCTCCTAAAACAGTTAATTTAGCTGTATATTGCTGACCTGTTAATAATTTGTTTTGAGCTTGTTCCATACGAGCCCTGGCATCATATTGTTTATCAGAAAGAAAATGTTTTTTAGTAAGTTTATTAGAATGTTCTCTAATAAGTCCTACCATATATCTATTAAAGAGCTTATCTACATATTTTTGTCGGACTTCTGGGTTTTTGTTAAATTCATCAAATTTTTCTTCTGTTAAAGCTTCTTGTCGGGCTTCGTTTTCTAATTGAACTCCAGCAGGACTTTTCAAGAAATTATCTTTTTGAGATTCTATTGTTTCCTGTACTCTCTTTGGGTCAACTCCTTTTACATCATAATACACATTATATCCTTCAGGACCTGCTTGTAACAAAGTAGTGTAACCACTTTCTTTTAGATCATCTACAAATTTTTCTAAGGCTTTATAAATATCTTGATTTTCCATTATAGAAGTATCTTCTTCAGAAATTACATCTCTAAAGAAATTATTACCTGTCTTATATTTTTCCAACTTTAATCGAGCCATTAAAGCATTAGCTTCATTTAACTTTCCTTGCTCATTAAGTTCGTTTATTCTTTTTTGAAGTTTCTCATAGCGTTCATATCCTTCATCAATTGCTTTCAATTCAGGATCATATTTTAGTTTTTTTACTACATCTAATGCCATCTTTTTACCACGAGCATCCCCCAAAAACATATTAGCAGTCTTATCAAGAAGATTATTATACTCCATAGTCTTCTCTTTAAGTTTCTCCGTATCATAATGAGGAGCTGCTTTTTTGTCTAAAAGAGCACTGTTATATGCTTCTTCAATAGCTCCTCGAGCAGAAGTATCTGCTTTGTTTAATTCATCAAGTCTTTTCTGATAAAATTCTATAGGGGCAGGTACGTATTGAGAAACATATTGTTGAGGGGTACCTCTAAAAAATCTATTAATTTTTGCCATAAGGTTAATTTTATTATAAGATTATTGTCCACTAATTACTTGCTCTTCTCCTGTATTAGGGTTTATCCAAATAACTATTCTCTCTCCAGTTTTAGGATCTGTTTTTAGCTTTACATTTCCAGATCGTAGTAAAGATAAGACTTCTTCATCACGTAATGCTTTTTTATTATCTAATTTTTGTTGCATTAGATTTTTACCAATGGTACTTAAGGCTGCACTTAAATTATTAAACTGAGCTGCTTTATTTTGAGCTGTCATTTGTTGAGCAGCAGTTTCTACCTGTGTATTAAACATTTGAGCATTATTTCTTATTTGAGCATTTTGAGCATCTACTTGTGCTTGAATTCCTTGTAAAATAGAAGACTCTTTGGTTGCTAAATCTGTAGTAGTGGCATTCAAATTAGCCAATGCTTGTCCTGAAGTAGTAGCATTTCTTCGGATATTCTCTCTATTTATTAATCCGCTTTCATCAAATGTTCTTCTTACTGCATCCATTTGAGCTTTTGCATCTACTAATTCAGGAGTAATTTTATTAGGAGTAACTGTTTCCGCTCCTTGTAAAGCTGTTCCTATCATATATAAGTTTCCAATGTTTCGTCCTAAAGCATCTTTCCAATTTGTACCTACTTCGGGACCTCCTGCTGTAGTAGGATTAGAATTATCTTCCGAAATAACAGGTTGCCCTGTAGTTTGAGAAACAGTTTCTTCAGAAGTAGATATATCAGGAGCAGTAGTATAGTTTGCATAGTCTGCACTATTTAACCTCTGAGCAGCTTCTTCCAATTGTTGGATAAAAGGATGTTTTTGAGTAGTAGGTATATTTGCTTCCTCAACAACTGACTGTACTGTTGACTCTGGAGTATCATTTGTAAAAAGATTTCCTCCATGCTGAAACTGGGTTTTTTCTTGAGGAACTGTCTGTTGTTGAGCTTGTTCTTGCTCCTGCATTCTTTGTTGAAGTAATTCTGTTACTTTCTTTTCATATTCTTTAGCTTTTTCAATATCATAATCAGCTTTATATAAATCCCCCATAGGATAATATTTCAAATGTCTCTTCCCTAATTTTTGTTCTCTTAGAGGTAATTTACCTTCAATATCCCCAAAAGTACGACGACTATTTGAAAACACTGTATCGTGTGCAGTATTAAGAAATCCTACAGTATTATAATATTTATCAGCAAATTCTTTACCCATCTTCTCAACAAAATCCTGAGGTTCAATATAGAAATCTTCAGGAATATCGGCGGGAGAATTAAATCCATAAGCTTTTGCTATTTGTTCTCTCATAGCTTTTCTTTCTTGATCTGCTTGATGAATCTTTTCCTTTATAGGAGTAGGTAATACTCTCAATGTTTTCCCATCATCAGTTGTAAGATTAGTATAGGGAATGTTCTCTAAAGAAGGATACACTTCTGTGCTATATTCATTTAGTTGGTATGTTTGTTTATATAAATCCTCGGGAATATATTCAGGAGTAAATTCTGTAGAAGAATTATTTTGTTGGGGAACTTTTGTAGCTATCTTAAATAAAGTAGGTACGTTATACTTATTTATTTTTTCTCCTCCTATCTTTTTAAGTTCAGACAAAAGGGATTGTGGATCATTAACATCTGCTATATAGTCCTGACCATTTGCTAATAATTTATTATCCTTTATTTGAAGTTTCTTTCCTTTAAGGGTAGGATCTAAAGATACTACCTTATTAAGAATGTCCTCTAAAGTTAAATTTTCTGGCAAGTCGTAACTCATTGGTTGAGGGGTAGATGGGTTAGGTTGTTGAGGTTGTTGAGGTTGTTGTGTCTGAGTGTTATCATCATTCTTATCATTATTATCCACATCCCCATCTACAGGACCTCCTAAAGCTTTATGCCATTTCTTAGCATTTTTAGCAAAGACTGCTTTTTTAACCATTAATGGGCTGAATTTATCTTTATGAGATAGAACATAATTTGCAAACTCCTGCACTCCCATATTATGTTTTGTGGCAGCAGCTGTAAAAGTTCCCCTTTTAGAAGGCTTTATTCTTATCTTACCTCCCATAGCATAGTATTCAGCTAACTCTCCTCCAATCTCCATTTTCAATTTATCTTCGAAAATCTCTTTGAGGAAATCTTCAGAAGAAATTCCTCTGTTAATAGATTCTTTTATAATATCTACAGACATCTCTGGAGTAGCTTTAAGAGTCCCTCCTTCTGCCATTTGTACTCCCTTATGGTATTTTTGGTATTTAGGGGAATATTCTTTAATCATTTCTTGTAGAGTAGCTAATCTACTTAATTCTATTTCCATAGCTTCTTTATCATACTTATCCTCCTTTCTCTGTCCGTATTGTTTTTTTATCCTTTCACTTTCTTTAGCAAAAGTTATATTTTTCCCTGGAATTTTTATTCTATCTGAAAATACAAATTCATTATAAGCAGTTTCCCCTTTTTCTACTTCTACATTACTATTTTGTAAAGGGGTTCCCCCATTTTCATGTCTTTCCCCTTTAAAAGAAGTAACTTCTTCTGGTTCTAAAGCTCCTCCTTCTGCTTTTGTAGTTTTTGAAGGATTATAATAACTTGCTCCCAATTGAGCCAATTGGAATAACATATCAGCATTCATAGCTGTTCTTTCTGAGGCATTAGCTTTATTTTGCATATTTTCTAAATCATTTGTTGAAACATTTCCTTGACCTTCCTCTGCATTCATTTGTGCTATTTTATTCTGAAGAGCTTCTTCTTTTGCTACATTATTAGCTTCTTTCTCAGCTTTTCCTTTAAAATACCCGACAGTTCCTCCTGCTACTGCTCCTGCTATAGCACCAAAAGGAGGAGCTATAGCGGCACCTGACATAGCTCCTTGAGCAGCTCCTGCAGCAATATTACCTCCCATAGATTTTTCCTCTCTTTCTTTTTCTGAAGATTCTTTTGAGAGAAGCATATTTACTTTTTCATTTAAAGACTGTAATTCTTTTACTATCTTATTTAAATCTTTCATAATTATAAAAATAATTAAAGTTTAATATCAAAAATACAATTAGTTATTATAGGATTTCATTATGCCTGTGATATTCTATAACTAATAGTGGGAGGATGGAATATAAACTCCCTATTATTATTATTTAAATAGCTCAATAATATCATAGCATAAGGTCCTCTTATTCTTGGGCTGTATGCAGCACTATCTCTGGGGATATTAATATAAAGTCCCCTCATTTTCCTTTTTACATTACCCATATAAACCAAAGGAATTAATCCCGAATTTTGGTATTCATTCCATACTTTTATTTTATCAAATGTAACATTATTAATTAGTGTCCCATTTTCAAATACTTCATTCTTATAAGAAATAGTGTCATAAACTAATGTTGTATTTAATTTTGGAGAGAACTTTAATATCGCTAATGAATTATAGTAAGTACCAAAGAAGTTACCTATATCTCCTTTGTATTCTAAATACATTGAATTTAAAGAGTTGTTAGCTGATATAAAAGTTCCATTAACAGGAATGTATATATGAGGACTTCCAGATTTATAATACTCTAAAGCATTAAGTTGTTCATTAAATACCAAAGTATAATGTTCTGGAACCTCTTTTGATTCCTCTTCTGAAGAAATTAGTTTTGCATTTCCTATAGGCACATCGTCTTGTGCCGTATCAGTAATAGTCTCTCTATGGAATACAAATTTATTGTTTTTACTTCCCAAGAAAGTCATGTGAACTCTATTATACTCTAAATCATAAGTACCATAAATCCCAACTCCCTGAAGAGGATTCTCTGTCTCAATGATATTGGAGGTTAATATCTCTCTAATATCAGTAGAGAAAAATAAGTTATCACTTACTGCAAATATCTTTCCATTGAAAACACACCATTTCTTATTAAGAGCATCTATAAAGTGCAATCCTGTACTTCCTTCTACTACAGAAAATTTATGTAGAGTTCCATAGTTAGTAGAGAGATATTGATACCCTGCTAATACATCTCCTGTACCTGTAACAATTTCAGTAGAAGAAGAGTCAGGAATCATAGTTTGAGGAGAAATAAAGGCTCTTCCTACTGCCTGTCTTTGTAGGTAAATTACATTATCATTGACAGTTCTTATGGCATTTATTTCCCCATAGTTTCCATCAACTTCTATATAATCGTTGAAGTTAAAATTCCTCCAATTATCTATAAGCTCTCCATCTAATTTATTTTCAGATACCCAAATTCTATGAGGATGTAATTCTGTAGTCTTGCTTAAAAAATCTTTTGCAAAAAATGGATAGAGATTATATCTGTTTCTAATTCCAGTAGGAATATTTCTTTTGGACAGATTAGAAAAATAAAGTAAAGCATCAAAAGCTCCCTTTCCAGTAGAATTATTTAAAGCCTCCTTATAGTATTCATTATCATAATAAGTATTACTTTCTGGATTTCCTTCTCTCATCATAAAATTAACACAACTCTCTACTGGAACAATACTTGCAACAGAACATTTTCCTTTTTCTAAATTATTTCCAGAACGGTTTTCAGAATTTAACCAAATAGTATGATGAGCTAAAATTCCAATATAAGTGTCAAATCCAAAACAATTAAAAGTTATTGTGTTAGGAGAATCTAAATCTACTTTAACCCACCAATTGGTAGATACATATTGATTTTTACTTCTTGCCTCATAAGATAATCCTCCATATTGATTTTCTACTTGCCTTACATAAGAGGCAATTACTCCTGGTTGAGCAGCATTTCCATAAAAAGTATTATCAATACTATTAAGATTAAGCCATAAGTTATAGCCTCCAATCCCTGGTTTAGACTTTAAGGTACCATTAGAATCTCTATAAGCTGCAAACCTATTTTCTATAGAATATCCTCCTTCAGATACTTGTTCATCTGGTCCTAAAACCACCCCTCTTTTAATATTCATATAGGTATCCCCACCAAGAGAGGAGGTTCCGTATATTTGAACATCTTGAACCCATTCAGTATCTAATAATGAAGCATTATTTAAAGGAATAGAAGTTCCTACTAAAGTAGCGTTACATTGCTGTATTTTCTTTAATCTATCTCCAGTTTTTACAGAAATCCTATCATCTGGATACCCAAGAGTACTTAAGAATATAAGATTGTTTCTTTGCCCAGAATACAAGTTATTTGGAGCCCCAATATATCCAGTAGTTACTAAAGTATTATTATCTTCAGAAACTCCTGTATTTTTATTTGAAGGAACTACGTTAGTAAATCCATAAGACATGTGACTAATAGGACCACTTCCTAAACGGGTACGATTAGAGGGGGTTCTCCTTACATATACTATTTCAAATCCTTGTATTTCTGTTTTAATGGACGAAATATCTATACTAAATTCTATACCTATAGCTCTTCCCGCGTTACCTACATCTATTAATAGTAAGTTTCCATTTTTATCAGTTTCATATCTTTCTGGAATTTTAATATCTCCAATCCACTTAACAAATGATTTATTTCCTTTTTTATCGGTAAAAGAAATTCCCATCCTATAAACTTCACCTCCCATCAATCCCGTAAAGTATGCACAAAGAAATGGATTCTTGTAGTTTTGAGGATACCCTGCAGCATTAATTGAAATTCCATTTAAGTTATAGTTCCCAGAATCATTTACTTGTGTAACAGAATATGCTCCAGTGGAATCAATATTTATCAATTGTTCTCTGTTTCTTATAGGAGCAGATACAAATTTATAAGATACATTAGGACCTTGTCCTCCTAAAGTTACTCCATCTGCTTGATATTTATAAGCATCAGGTCCTGAACTTGCCCAGGTAGGTAAATGCTCTAAGTTAAAAATATTAACTGCATCTAATTCTTTGTCAGTAGGATAAACAGGATTACTTCCATTAATAGTACTTTCAACGGTTACTAAATCCTTTTTATATATCTTACATATTCTTGCAGAGTTGAACCTGTAGGCACGAGCATCAAAATCTATATCAAAATTTTTAGAACGAGTATTTGCTGCTAAGAGTCTTCCTTTTCTTGTAGTAATAGTCTTACATACCGTAAAAGGAGTACTTAAAGCCGTGATTTCTTTAGCATCTATAGGAATTAAATCTTCATTTCCTGTATGAGTTACTCTTATACTTTCATCAGAGTCTATATTAGCTTCATAAAACTTATAAACGGTAAAGTTTGAAGAAGAATGATATTTTACAGCAACTACTTCTATAGTATCAAAACTTGTATCAATATCTGGTATATTTATTGTTATAGCTTTATTTCTTAGTCCTGTTGCTGGATTTCTACCAGAAGTAGAAGGATAAGCGGTTCCCTCATCATAAGATGGAATAGGTATAATTGCAGAACCTGGAGAAAATGATGAAAATTTTCCAGAAGTATCAAAAAGTCTATAAAAGAATTGATAAGACTTTCCTTCCTCTAAAACTCCTCCATTACTTATTTCTTCTATAATTGGTTGAGATAATGATACATCTTCACTTAATCCTAAAGAGGAAGCATCTTTCAATAAGACAGTATCATCTAATAAATTAAGTGATCTGAATTCATTATAATTATCTGTGAAATAACATCCTAAAGTAATATCTCCTTCATTTCTCAATACTATCTCATTTCCAATAGGATAACGAGTACTAAGATTCATTAAGCTTGTATGAACAAGATGAGTCTTTATATCCAAAGAAGTTCCATTAAGTCCTTCAATAGTTTCTTGTTCACTATCATATTTTAGTAACCATATTTGACCTGCTCCTGTCGGAGTATCAGAATCACTATTAGTAGTAAATACCACTATATAATTATCAGAACTTTTCCCTCCAATTATTTTCAGCTGATTTTGTTTAGGAATATAAACAGAAGAAGTAATATTAGATACTCCCCCTACAAAACTTATTTCATCATTATAAGATAATATTCTGATAATGGGGGCATCATATAAGACATATATTTCTTTATTTTCTACAAAAGATTCCAAGTTGGAAATAAATTCGTCTTTTGTAGTTCCCGAAATGGTAACTGAATTGTTTTGATAAGTTATTGATAAAGAATAAGGACCTTCTTGTTCTAAAATAGCCTGATATACTGGAGGAACTGACGGAATAGAAAATAATAATTTATTCCCTTTAATGGAATATAATGCCCCCATTTGCTCTTTATCTTTTTCGGCAATAGCAAAATTAACACTATGATAAAGTGCATCGTTTTTAGAATAGTCGTAACTATTATCTTTTTTAATTCCTGATATAAACTGATTAAGGTCTTTCATCACTTCGTTTTATCTGTTCTTTAGTATTTGAAGATATAAATCTATTGGAATGCTGGTAATTATCCAATAATAATCTATGAACATTATTCATCCAAGATTCGTATTCGTCATAATTAGGGAGTCTCATTGCACTATCTGCTGCTCCTGCATACCAAGCTCTTTCTTGCTGTAGAAGACTATATCTTCCCCCATCTATTTTACCCAACATTAATAATTTAAACCCTATCCTCTCCATGATATAAGAAGTAACCATATTAATAACTTTAACGTTATCTGGAATTAGAGGCAATCCTTCTTCATCTGTATTTATTGTGGTACCCACAAGTACTACTTCTCCAGTTTCAAAAGAGGTATGAATAAATCCATTAGTTATTTTATATATGTTATTTCCTCCTACCTTTTGTTGTTCTTTTCCAATAAACGCAGTATCAGTAGAACTTATCATAGGGATTAAGTCATTTCCTACCTTTCTAAAGGCAGACTTTAAGTGTACAATACTACAAGGTAATATCCCTCTGTTATTCTTTATTTCTATAACAGGTAAATCATTTCCATCTGTAATAAATTCTCGTAGTAAAGCAGGGGCTCCTATTAACTCTAAAGCTTCTCCTGTCCAATAAACTACAGAATCAAAATCTATATCTCTCTCAAATGGAAATTCTCTATAGATTTTATCTAATATCTGTTTTATTGATATGTAGCCATGTTTATTCATAAGTATAAGGATATTCGTAATAAATAACTGTTTTCATTTCTCTTAAAAATTCTGCCATTTTACTTCTGTTTTGTTTCATTAATCTAAAATCAAAAAACCGCTGATTTTTAACCATACAAGTTCTTTTATCCCAATATAACTTCCCAATATATTTATTGGTATAATAAATCAATTTTTTTTCTCTTCGAGCTTCTTCGTTTTCTTCCCATAGTTGCAAAGTTTCTTTCCAATTTACTGGCAAAGAATTTTTCTTTAAATTCCCATTTTCATCTAATTTAGGGATGTTCTTTTTTAAATATATAACAAAATTACCTAATCTATAAGGTATTTTAAAATCAAAGCCTTCATATAAGATAAGATGAAAAAGAGCTTTATTAATACTGTTTAAGACTTTTCTAAAAGTCTTTTTATCAACTTTTCCTCCATCCTTTTTATAATCTTTATAAATATCAGTAATCCCGTATTTATTTATCTTCTCCATAGCTATTGATCTTGTACATTATTATTTTTAGTGTCTATTCCATCTGTCTGTGTGTCCATAGGCATATTTAACATCATGCTAAATTTCTTTAACACTATATCTTCTATATAAGCAAACATCCATTGATTTAATGGATAAGGGTCGTCAGGTGAAAAACAAGGTTTTCCTGTATCACATTTTTTAAACTTAGCTACTTCTTTTGGATCCTCAAACACTCCTCTTACATTAATATATGATAATAGATTGTTATTAGTTATAACATAAATCTTATTATTATCGTACACTGCATATTCTAAGTTTTTAGTGTATTTATTTGTCCCTACAACAGCAGCTCTATCCCACGATACAAGAGTATATTTAATATCTCTTCTATCAACAGGTCCTACTCTTGTAATAGAAGGCATATAATGAAGCTCTATTGTTTTTGGTATATCCTCTTTTGTTTGTAAAATAGTACATCCTGTACCTATATTACAACATAATGAGGAATCAGTTTCTTCCAATTCTAAACAACCCAAATCTTGGACAATATTTGGATCTATTGTCCTTTTTTTGTTTAGCTCATTTCTAATAAGTAAACTTCTTTGGATAGCTATTTCCTTCTCTATTTCTCGTAAAGAAATCTCACTATCCTTTCCTAAATAAGGTTGAAGTTTATTTAGAATAATATATGTTAATTCATTTAGTGTCATCTATTTCAAATATTGAGGTTAATCTATCAGTTTGTCCGTACTTATAATGATGTATAAATGCTTCCACAGCTCTAATATTACCTACATATCCACTTTTATAATGCCAACTATCTGCCGCAGAAATACTTCGTATATATTCAACATAAACCCTGTCTTCTGGATTTATAGTTCCTTTATTACTTATTACAGTTACATCTGAATAATCTTTTTCTAATAATAAACTTTTTCCACTTTTTACAGACTGTCTATCTTTATGATGAATATGATGTAAATAATAATATCCAAACTTAGCCATTGCCCAAGCTTTTTTAGCTTCAGTTTTCATTAAATCAGGCACTTGATTTGGTTTTATATAATCCCCGTGAGAAAATCCTAACAAATTTACGCCATATAATAGATATTTACGGTGCTGCGGAGATACATCAAAAGTTATTTGAGAATCTTTTGAAAAGTAAGAACTTAATCCGTGAGCCAATCCGAATCCTAAATGATAGTCGTGGTTACTTGGACAGTAGATTACATGTACATCTGCAACTTCTTTACACATCAATAATATATCTATGTAGCTTTTAAAAGCTATATTATATACTTCCCACCATAACGAAGAAGGGTCTTGTTTTGTACCATTGGTAGTATTGAAATCACTTCCGTCAAAATGAAGAGCATCATTTCCAATGATTACAATAACCTTTTCTAAATCAGCTGCTTTAGATGCTTTATCAAGTAAAATTTTTACTCCTCGCTCCAATCCTATTCGGGTTATCTCTACATTATAATCCTCTCCAGTTTCCTCTTTTTTGGAAAGTTTTCCAAAATGAGGATCTGCTAAATCAATTACTAATATCTCTTCTTTTCTTCCTGAGGTTCTTTTTACTGTATCGAAGGAGGGAGCATATTTCTGAATATCCTGTAAAAAGGATTCTTTATTATTTTCAAAATCTATATATTCTTTCTTTATTCTATAACTTCCTTCTTTTGTTTTTATCCACGCAATATCCCATGAATCTTTATCTATCCCTCTATCCGTTAGTTCTTTAGCTATTTGATTATTTGAATTAATAACTCTGGATACATATTCTCTGATGGATCCAGAAGCATGTTTCTTGCCCTCTTTCTTCGCTATTCTGTAAGAAATTTGACCAAGACTTTTCCCTTCTTTAAATAAAGAGAAAATGTACGAATCATATTTAGAGTATTTACTCATAAGTGAATGGTTTATTTTCTATTATTAACTTTATATCATCTTTTGCTTGTAATAATTTCTGTACTAATGCTTTTTCTGCTGTTTGCCATATTCTCTTCCCATCTGTTTTAAATGCTACTAAAATACACCCTAATGTATCTTTTTCTGTGTTCCCACCATGCATTCTTACTCCACACCATTTAATACCATTCTTTCCATGAACACATAAATCCTTATTATTGTAGATTAATGGTAACTTTCTTTTAAAATGTGGAGAATAAGTTATTTTTACATTATATTCTCCAGCAGGTATTGCTGTCTCTCCATATACTTTTACTCCATCTCCTCTAATTTCATCCTCTAATGTATGACAAAAGAATTCACCATCAATGTATAAATCACCAATAATATTTCTATGTTTTCCTGTGTTATATGTATGTCTAATTACCTTTAATTCCATTTTCAACATCTTTATACCCCTGAAGAATCATTTTTCTTATATCAGATGAATCAAAATCTTCTATATTAACATCTATGTTCTTAGAAGGTCTAAATACATTTAATTCTATCTTTTTCTTTTTGAGAGCTTTTAATTGTGTTTTATTAAAACAATTATAGAGTTTTGTAAGTTTAATATCATTATCAAGTGTGTTTGCAACAACTATTTCCATAACTTGTGGAATAAGCTCAAATAAGTTCTTTTTATTTTTTACAGACTTTGTTATCTTAGGAGGATGTGTTGCTAATACATATATCTTTGTTGCTCCAAGCTTTATTGCTTCTCCTATTCCAGCATTATCTATCAAACCACCATCATAGAAATAAGTACCATTAATGTTTGATAAAGGCATTATGAAAGGTATTCTTGTAGATGCAATTACATAATCTAAAAAGTTTGAGGATTTTTGTTTTTTATAAATTATTCTTCCTTTATCTATATCTACAGAACCTACACTTATTTCTAATCCTGATAACTTAATTGCTGTTGGTGATAAATTGTTTTTTATTAATTGTTCTAAAGGTTCAGTAGATAAAAAGCTTTTAAATCTTTTAAATAGTATTTCATATCCTAAAACAATAGGGTTTTTCTTTTTAATAATGTCAGATGGTCTTTTTATAGATAACCACATTCTCTCAAGATCTGTTAATGCTGAACAATAGTCTCCCCCATTAAAGTATAAAAAATTACCATAAGCTGCTGCATTTATAGCACCAACACTTATGCCTGTTATTATATCAGGTTCTATTCCAGATTCAATTAATGCTTTCAATTGTCCAAACTGATAAGCTCCTTTTATTGAACCCCCTCCTAAGACTATTGCTACTTTCTCCTTCATTAATTTAAATTTATTTTGATTATATTTTGATTTTCTTCATCTTGTATCTTTGTCCACTCCTCTACATTAACACTTGCATCAAAAATTACTTCAGTCATATTTCTTATTTCTTTTATCATTTGGTGAATTTTATAAACAAAATATGATAAAAATATAAGAACTAAAATTATTAATGTTATTAATATGCCTAATAAGATATTAATCATTTTTATGTATATCTACTTTTTTATATAGTATGTCTGCAAATTGTTTTGGTAATAAATGCAATAAAGATAAATGTTTTACTATTGATAATAAATTAGTTAATACTAATGGTACAAAAATAGCATCATCTAGCCAATTTAAAGATGGTCTTGAAGATAAAACAAAACCTGTTGACAATAATGCTGTTTGTGCTACAATACTCCATCCTACAAGATATAATTTACTTGTTTCTATATTGTTATTTTTATATGCTCTATATATCCCTAATATACCATCAGCAATAATCATTCCTACTAAATAATAATAATAAACTGCATCTTCAAATACCCAATTTTCAATGAATCCTTCTATGGTACCAAGACTTAATCCTGTTATCCATATTAATAAAGGATGTTTTAATTTTAATTCTAATACAGAGCTAACAATATCCATTATATCTTGTGTTATACGAGTCTTCATTTTTTTAGTTTTACTATATAGTTTGTTTTTAAAACAATATTTTTATTTATTAAGTCATATCCAGCTCCTACTTTAAATTGTTTTCCAAATAAAATATTAGGTTGTAACATTGTTGAACTAAAATCTAAACCAATACTTAATGTAAATGGATTTGATTTTGGTTGATTAACTAACTTATAATCTAGATCTACATCAAATATGTTTCCATCTGTAAGTGTAGTTATATTTCCTACAATAGTTCCATCTTTTACAGTAGATACATATTTATGTGCTTTTATTCCTATAGGAGAAATGATAGTATCACCATATTCATTAACAGTAGTATTATTAACAATGATGTTAGTATCATAGTTGTTAATAAGATACTTTTTATAAGTATTGTAGTTAAGTGTCGTATCACCTTTATAAATTATTTTTGAATTATCAATATTATTTATTATTGGTTTTTGATTGTATAAAAAATATACTATACAAACAATACCTATAAAGTTTAAAAATGATATGATATTATTTAATTTCATTATTTTCTTTTCTTTCTACCAAATTTTTTCTTTTTTAGTTTACTGTTATCATAATTAATTGATGAATCATCAAATCTTATATAGTGCTTTTGTCTGAAAGGGAATGATAATGCTTCTGTAATATCTGTAAACTTAACATTTATTTCAAAAGTAGCATAATCACAATAAGCATCTTCAACTACATGCCATGAATCATCTTCAAGTTGTATTTCCATACCAATCAATTTACCTTTATAGAGTAAATCAACAATATCCATTTTATCTTTGTAAACGTATGCCATAGTTTAAAGTTTTATGTATTGACCGTTATATATTTGTCTTAATAACCAATCATTTAATTGTTGTCTAAATGCCTCTCTTGCTGTTACTTCGTCACCATAAGCTGTAATAACATCAGGCATAATTGAATATTTATTAAGACCTGTTGTTGATGAACTTGCATAGCTTCCTGTATTATTAATAAAATCCATTAGACCATCTGATACATCGCCAAACTCTGTTCCCAAATAAACTTTTTCTTTGTATAGAGAAAGAAAGTTTGCAATAGCGTTTAATAATCCATCTGCTTCAACACTATCTAAAAATGAATAAACTATTGTAATTATTCTATGGTTATCCGCTCTACTTCTTGCAATAGGTTGTTTACTTTCAATTGATTTTGCTACTGAATTAAGATATATTCCACTTGCTTCTTGCTGGGTATATCCTTTACCTATTAGATATGGAATTATTTCAGTTGAAGTGTCACCTACCCCAAAATCTATTAACACATCCTTATCAGGGTCTTTTAAGTTTGCCCAACCTGTTGTTGTGTAAATAGTTTTTATTGTGTCCTGTGCTGTCCAATAGTCAGCTACTTGCACGCCAAATTCTTGCCAATAGGCAGGTCTGTCTGACCAATCTATATATGCACTTGGGTTTGCACTATAAGTAGCGTCATCAATATATAGAAATTCACTTGTTGCTATTTCTTGAACTAATTTCATATTATGGTAATTTATACGTTATTAAAAAGTCATCAATACGTGGACTATCACCACCAACACTTCCATCATTTATAAATGATATTATTAGTCTATACCAACCACCATATCCAGTAAGTCCTGTTATTGTTTTCTTTTGATATATTGTACTGTTATTATATTGACTATCACCTACTCTGTAAGAATTACTGAGCAGATTACCAGCAATTGGCGTTACACTAGTAGGTGCTAAATATACGCTCACATAATCATAATTTAACTCTAAAACACCTTTGAACATGAATTCTAAGGTTAGACCGCTGTTCAGAGGTTCTACATAAATATCTTTATAGATATGAGAAATATTTGGAACGTTGTTAGTGTAAGTAGGATTAACTCCATCGTTTGATATATAAGCTGAATATAATCCAGAAAAAGGGTCTGCTTGACCTACTATCCATTGATTAGTTGTGTCATTTACAACTTGCCAACCATTCGTTGTAAAGTTTCCACTTTCCCAATCTTCTTTAAATACAACAATTTCAACTTCATTTCCAGTTGTTAAGTCAAACCACTTTCCATTCTTATACGTAGCCCAGATTTGTAAATCTTCAAGCCATACTGTGGTTCCATTTACTTGAGTTGTTAGAGAGGGTAATTCAGGTGAATTTAAACTTGGAAACACACTGTTTCCTTGTATGTTTCCATTAATAAGAACATTAGTAACACGCAACTTCCAATCTGTTCCTGATATAGGATTTGTAAGTGTTGAAGTTATACCTGAATTAGCAGTAATACCAACTAATTGAGAATGTAAAGGTAATGATATTGAACCACTACCTAAATCTATAACAGTAGATAGTTTATAAACAGCATAATCTTCCAAAGTTGCAGGAAGGTCATTCACGCTATTTATGTAATATTCTTTTAATGGTTTTTGTGGAATAGCCATACTTTCTACCCATTTAATAAGTCATCAACTCTACCTATAATAATTATAGAGTTATACATTTTGTTTACAGTATCTTTAAGCAATTTTGCCTCATCAATATCAATCTCTACTTTACCACCTTTGCTAATTTTATTTAACAACTTCCATTTGTGAAGTTTTACTTCATTACTGTCATCTTTGTCAGCAATAACCAACACTTGCTCAAATACGTCTTTGAAAGTCATTTTATTACCTGTATCAATAGTTACAATAACAGGTTTACCACTTTCATCAACAATTGGTTTTTGTTTTTCACTATCATACAAAGCAACTTCTTTTGTTGCCATTAACGGTTTGTTTTCTAAATCCAAAACTTCTTTTGTTAAATCAATTTTCATAATTTTAAATTTTATATGGTTTCTTCATACAAAGATATAATTTCTAATTCAGTATCAGAAGTAATACCAAACAAATTATATTGTGATATTGTTAATACTCCCCCATGTAACAACAAATCCATTTCTTGTTTTGTAAAGCTATCTGTTGTTACTATTTTACCTGCTGCTACAAGAGTATCATAAACATTTTGAACTTCTTCAGTAGTAAGTATCTTTGTAGCATCTTCCATAGTCATAGGTATAATGTCTGAAGTTACATACCCCAATAATGTAACCCCGTCAGTATCAAATACCTCTTTTAACTTATAAGCATTAATTTGAGTTTTGTATTTACTATCTGAATACTGAATTTTATAGGGTATAAATCCAACGTAATTAGTTTGGGTTGGATAAGCAACATTTGTTGCTATTTTGTTTACTGTTTTAATTACTTGTATTGCCATAATTTAATTTTTTTTTTGCTAATTTACTAATTTATTTATAACGCAGCACTTACGGTTACAGTAAGATTATCTAATTCTATTCTATGTCTTGTTCCTAATGTTTTATCTGTAAGAATAAGACCTTTACCGTTTGCACCCGATTGAAGTATCTCTAAATCACCATCGTGGCTTACTCTTAATAAGTCTGCCAAAGACGTTTGAACAGTATTATCATAGTATTCATTAGATAAATAGAACCCAGTAGTGTTAATATCGTTGTTCTCTATTCTGTTTTGGAACGTAAATTCACTCTTACGTAGAATATTTGAAGCTCCTACAGTTATAAATTCAGCTGATTGAAATGATAAACCGTAAGAATCACCCTTATCACCAACGTTTTGGTAATTGCTTGATAAGAATTTTCTTCTGAACAGTCCATTTGCTGAAATATCAAAATCCTTTTCATTAGCAGGTACTGACGTATAATTATTTCCGCCATTAAAGAAAAATTTCCCTGATTGAGTATTTATCTTTAATATTGTATGGTTATCACCAGAATAACGTATCTCATAATTTGCAGCACTTCTTGTCATTAATATTGAATTTCCAACTTGTGTAAACCAAGAGGTAACTGTTCCATCAAATGAACGTAGTCTAATTCCACTTTCTCCAACACCTTGAATACCTAAATAAGAATTTGAACTTGAATTATAAATATAAACTCTATCGCCAGTCCAAGAATTTATGCCCCCTATAAGCAAGTAATCATTTACACCATTTGTAAAATGCTTAATAAAGTTATTGGTTAAAGTTGTATCTATTCTAAACGCTTCAATACCTCTTGTTTCTCTAATATGTAAAGTTGATAAAGGATTAAATGTACTACCAATACCTACTTTACCCTCTCTAAATATTGCTGTTCTTATAGCCGTATCTTGATTTGGTCTATCAAGTGACACATTCCAAGTTCCATTTGTATAGATAGCCATATAATCTCTACCCATTATAGCAGAGAATCTATTTGTATTGTAGTGGTTAAAATATACAGCATTTCCTTCAACAAACTCTGTCATTATAGAAGATGAGCCACGACCCATGCCATAAACAGTCTTACCAACTTGTGTGTTTTTAGATAATTGTGGGTAAGTTGTTTTTACTTGGATACCATTTGCTGTATATTCAGTAAAGTTATAACTTGAATTATCTACTCTTATTTTTTGGTCTTGAAGATTTATTGCTTCAAACATATTGGTATCTCTACCTACAGCTACTCTACCTTCATAGTTCCACGTCCAATTAAATTGAGAAGCACTACCTTGAATAACAAGTGGTTTGTAATATTTTCCATTATAAACTCCACCTTTTATTTGAACAACTGCGTTACTATATAACTCTGTAGCTGTTCCAAATAAACTCAACCCTTCTCCTTCATGAACTTTAATAGCATAGTTTTTTGTAGCACCAACAGCTTTGAATCTTGCAGCAATATATTCGTGTGTGCCACTTGTTGCAGCACCTTGTAAGGTTACGTTTACACCATAAGCTAATGAGTTTGAACCTGTTTTAGATGTATTACTCATTATATGTAACCCTTGAAATGTTCCTGTTTTATTTTGGTAGGATAAGTCTATTCTTGCATTTACAGTTTGAGGTAATGCGTCATTTGTAGATATTCTTAAAAAATGAACGTCCGTAGGTGCTTCATTTATACCTATACTTCCTGTTGCAAGAAATACATCACCATTATCAATATGAACTTGATAATTTGGGTTTAATACACCCCCTATACCTATATTGCCATTATCAGCAATAATTAACTTATCAGAAACTTCCCACTCTTCTAATGCATCATTCCAACGTAATGTTTCCCCTTGTTGAGTACCTTGTATTAAGTCTGATAATTTTGTAGGGATGGATGAAAGGTCTAAATTATCGGATACAAAAGAAAGAAAATCACGTAGATACATTCGTGATTCTGCTTTGTTATAAATAACGTCTATTTCGTCAGATAATTTTAACCCTGTTATAATTCTTTTCATAAAATCAAATTTATAGTTTTATTTATAAGCTTACATAGTTCTTCTTCTGATAAGCAAGTACCACAACTATTATCTCTCGTAATAATATTAATTAAGATAGTTCTAACTATTAAATTATCCTTACAATAAGACTTTCCAATAGAAAGAGAATTAATCTCTTTTTCTATCTTATTGAAATTGGCACAATTTATTTTTAATAATTCATTCATATAGTTACGTAATGTACAATTATATCAATATATCCAGAACCTGTAGTAAAATTAGCATCAGAACTTATTTTTACTGCTGTATCTTTACCATAAATACCACTAAGAAAGAATCCATCAGCAATTACAGGAGAGGTAGATGATACAGCGGTTCCTTCAATTGTATATTGAGTTGAATGTCCTGTAGGACCTACATATAACCTTTGGTTATCAAAGGATACCCCTTCTGGATTTATATCAGCGGTTACAGCTAATATCTTGTAAGTAATACCAGTTAAGGCAGGTAGAATCTCAATAGGAGTTGTTCCAATTTCTAATAACTCTGATAAGGTCAATCTTTTAGTTACAACTTGAATACTGTCGAGATTAAAAGCTAATTTATCTTGAGTAATACTTCCTGATTTCAAAGTAAAACTTCCTGGAGATAACATTTCTATATCTCCAGATACTGGAGCAAATACCAATTCTTCTGAAGTACTTACCAGTAATTCATTTTCTTTGGAAGGAGAAACAATTCTATTGGTAACCCCATCTCCTGTTATCAACCCTCGAGAAGGAAGTTGTTCTAATACACGTAATGTTGCAGAATTATCTTGACCAGCTTGTCCTAAATCAAGAGTTCCTGGAGTAATATTACCTCCATCGATAGGTTGACCACAACAAAAATATCTAAATTCTACATGCCATCTTCCATCCATATAAGTAGCAGTAACTCTTAACTCTTCAGCATCAGCAGTATCAGGTACTTTATTTCCAAAGATATAAACATCAAATCCATTGTAATCTAAAATAAAAGGAACAAAAAGTAAATTATAAGTTAATCCTTCAACTAATGGAACAGAGGGGTCTGGATTTATAGTTAAATCCGTAGTAAGTTGATTTAGTGGATTATCTGTTGTAATATAATACAATTCAACATCACTAATAAAAGGAAGTTCTATTGTAATAGTAGCATTGTTTATTAACGCTTTATATATGTTAGGAATCTTTGCCATAATTATACAGAGTATAAGTGTTTTAAAATAATATTTTTCTTATGAAACAACTCACCAAAATTAACAGCTCCATACCAATCTATTTGAAGATTATTCGAAGTTATATCTAAAATCGAAGAGAAAGGAACATATACGAAATAAGAACTATTCTCAACATTTAAAGAATTATATCCTTTTAATTCTATTAAAAGGCTACAACTCGTAACGGAGTCAATTGTCAATATTACTTTACTTTTAATGAGCTGTGTATTAGTAGAAAATTCTATTGGAGCAGGTAATACTGTATTTAAATTTAATTTTAAATCTAATTTAGATAAATCGGAGGTTCCGTTAATTGTAAAAATATCCTCAATAGTTAAAACAGTATTTACAGGAATAGTTCCACTGTTAATAATGTATTGGAATAAAGGATCAAAAGTTGAATTTGCTGTTCCTGAGGAAGTATTATCATTTGAAATAACAGTGGTAC